CACCAAAGAAATATGCTTTTACAATTACTGAAACTGCATCAGCCCATCCTTCAATACTATCACCGATTAAAAATCTTCTTGTCTTATCAATGGCTGGTTTTCTGATTTCAGGTAGAGCATCAACGTGATGTTGTTGTACTGAATAACCTACTCCAGTTCCACCCAATAGTAAGAACATAATTTCTGAAAATACTCTCCAATCATCTGCCGGTGCAAATGCACAATTATAAATTCTATTTGGTGATAATTCAATTGGTTTACCTGCGAACTGCATTGAACGCATTGATGGTAATATTTTTTTATTCGATACGAATTTATATACTTCTTTTATTTCTTCTTTTAAATTTGGATATGTCTTTATATGCATATCCATATTTCTTTTTACTAACTCTTTCCAAGTTTCTCTCCTTTTTAATTCCGGTTTGTACTTTGCATACTTCATATAAACCGTAATGTCAGATAAAATTCGTGTTGAAATGTCCATTTTTTTGTAAATTTTGTTTAGTGTGTTAAAATATTTCAGGAAAACCCCAAAATGTAAGAATAAATATAAGACATGACACTAAACGATACAAGTCTGTGGATAAAAACTCCACTTTTTTTGAAATTTATTCATGTCAAAATTCATAGTGTATTATAACATATAGAAGGGGAGTGTTACCTCCCCTATCATATTATGCTTTTTGCTCTGCGGTAGATGCTTGTCTGTACGCAGTGATTAATTTCTTCAAATCACCGATAGCTTTTCTAGCTCTTGATTTGTTTACTTTTTTAGTTCCGTTGTGCTCTGTTTCAAATTGTGTAAACAAAGTCTTCATTTGTTCGAATAGTTCTTGACTGTTCATAGTTTTTGTTTTTTATTGTTTTATTATTAACCTAATCCTGTAACTAATTGTGGTTTGTTACCAACCGGCATTGTTTCAACATATTTCTTATGTAATAGTTGTCTTTCTATTTCATTCCCGTTTGCACTGGCTCTTTGTGTGAGTACACCATCCGCAGATGTAGCAGTATAAACTTCTATTGTACCATGTGTAGTATCCATCTTCGCTGGAAATGTAATACCATCTTGTCCAAAACGATTCTTCATAATGTGTACTCTCGCCGTATTACTAAGTTTATCTTTAGCTTTCCTACTTAAACTCATAATAAAATCGGCATTCATTACTTTTGCATATGAATCTGCAATTTTATCTGCTTCAATAATATCACTATCAATTGCTGAACGATTGGTTTGTGATGCTGTCCAAATTGGTATTCCCAACTCACCACTCATTCCTCTCAAATCAATATACACCCCACCTTGCTCAGCGTATGTACTATCGGTTTTGTTTGAGTGAGATAATAACAAGTCAGCGTAATCCACAATAATTAAATCGGGTTTGTTGCCGGCTGCTATCATTTTTTCTAAGTGAGCTTGGATTGTTTTGGATGATGCCCCTTTAGGTGGATAGTATTTAACTTTAAGTTTACCTTTTAATCGTTTTACTTTCTCCAAAACTTCATCTCTCCTTTGTGATAAATCAGATGATGCAATATGTGTAAACACAGTATCATATCGTAATCCAACATACCCTTGTGAAAGTTCCAATGTATAGTGAGCCACCGTCTTTCCAGCTTTTACAGCTGCTGCTCCCAATGCTGCTAAAACCCAAGTCTTACCAACACCGGATGGTGCTACTACAACTCCTAATTCACCTGGCCCTAAGCCACCATTCATCAATTCATTAATACATTCCCAATCAGTTGCTACCGTATCTCTAGATGTTTCATCATAACGTTCTTCAAAATCCTTTAAGTAATCCATACCTAAATCAGCATCTACACCAACCTTCATTGCTTTATCAACCAACTCTTTGATTTTATCATAGTTGCCTGATTTTAGTAAATCTATTGATTGTACAATTACATTCTTTAAGTTTTGATTAATACAAAATGCGGTAAATTCATCTTTAATATATTGCAGGTCCAAACCCCCAATACTTTGATAAACTTCTTTTAATTGTGCTATTATTGTTTTTTGTAAAACCGGATTATCAACTTTAGAAACTTGCACTTTAAATACATCTAATGAAGGTAATCTATGATAATCGTTATAATACGCTACCACCTCATCTACAATCCATTTATTTGTTTCCGCTTCAAAGAATTTTTTATGGATAACATCACCCAATGTATCCAACATCCTGTCATCACTTAAAAGTGCTGCCACTACTTTGGTTTGGAATGATTGTCCGTATTTTGATAATGTATCTTCGCTCTGCATTTTATGTTTTAAAGTTCTACAAATATACGATAATTTAGTGAGTCCACCAAATTATTTTACTATTATATTTGTATAAGTTGATTTAAGCCAATCGTTTATATCTTTCCAATTTTGAAGAATTTTATACTTCATAGCGGCTTTAATGAATTCCATTTTATCAAACTTTTTGTTTGATTCGGCAAAACGGTCATTAATTTTCAACTTTGTATTTGTATTGATATGTGGTTCTTGCAATTGCATGAGTTGTCTATTTCTTAAAACATCATCTTTTTGTGCAAGTATATCTTCATAGATTTTAGCCTCTTTCCTTTTATCTTCGCAGATTTGAAATAATTCATCAAAAGTTATTTCTCTATCTTCCGATAATTCAGGAAATCTTTTAAGAACGGTCTTCAATCCACATCCTTTTACTCCAGGTACATTATCTGAATTATCTCCATCCAATGTTCTGAATAGTAAAAGATTTTGCGGATATATTCCCCATTCTTCTTTTACTAACTCTCTATTATAGAGTTTCTTTTTAGTTGGAGAAAACACAAATGTCTTTTCATCTACTAATTGTAAAAAATCTTTATCAGTAGAAACGATGTAACATTCTTCATCTTCACCAAGCACATGCCTAGCTATGTGTCCAATTACATCATCTGCTTCAATACCATCATATATCATTGTAGTAATTGGTAAACTATCTAACAAGTCTACTAACCACACAAATTGTCTTTTCATTGAAATTTGTTCATCCTCTTGAGTCATCATTTCAGGATACTGACGATTAACTCTAAAACGATTCTTACCTCTATCCGCTTTATATCCTTCAAACAATTCTTTCCTGCCCTTAGAACCACCCTTACCATCAAAAGTAAGGATAACTCTAGTAGGATTAAATTGACGGATTTGATATCCGATTGAATTTAATGAACCAATAACTCCACCCGTATGTTCACCATCCTCATTCATAATGGGGTTAGTAGTCCAACTACGGATGAAGGTATTGAGTCCATCTATGATAAGAACTCTACCATTCCTTACCCTATGGGCGTTTGATTCATGTTCTGTCTCAACTTCATTGAGTAATTTTTTGTATAAGTCTTTCATATTGTTTTGTAACCTTTATTAGTCACCTATCACTTCTGAGTCTGTCACCAAACTATCAGTATCAAGTGAATCTTTTTTGTATTGTGAAATTGTTGCTTCACAAATCCTTTTGTAGATTTGTTCTTTTACTTCCTGATTAGTTTCTAATGTAGAAGGAAAATCTTTGGATTGAAACTTAATGATTTCACCGGTATCAATATCAGTATATTCATACCATGCACCACTTTGTTTTACGATACCATTATCCTTCATCAGTCCTAACCAAGCGCCATAGTTATCAATTCCCCTGTCAAAGAAGATATCGAAATCAGCGGAACGTAACGGAGGTCCCATCCTATTCTTTACTACTTGACAACGAACTTTAATACCTACGATTCTATCGTTACCATTTTCTTTCGCCTTAATCGTTCCCATACTCTTTAATCTCAAACGAACCGATGCATGGAAAGCAATTGCTTTACCACCAGAAGTTGTCCAAGGGTCAGAGAATGGCATTGCGTTCATCTTCTGTCTTAATTGGTTTGTGAAAACCAAAGTGATTTTCTGTCTACCAATAAGATTTGTGATTTTACGCATTGCTTTGGAAATGATAATTGCTTTATCCGTAGCGTAACCATCTTTACCATAATCAGCTTCCATCTCCTTTTCAGTTGATGCTGCTGCTACTGAATCCACAACAATTGTTACATACCTATCTTTCGATGAAACTCTTACCTTTTCAATAATAGTTTCGGTATATTCAAAACATTGTTCAACAGTCTCAGCTGTTACATAAAGTAATTTGGTTGTATCTACACCAATGGCTTCTAAGAATTCTCTACTTACTGCATTCTCCGTGTCAATCAATACAGCTATACCACCTAACTTTTGTGTTTCGGCAAGTAAGTGAGCTGATACTAATGATTTACCACTTTGTTCTAATCCAGTAATTTCGGTAATTCTACCAACAGGCAAACCTCCATAAGGTCTATTAGAGATTGCCACATCCAACATTGATGCTCCGGTTGATACCCAACCTTCTACGTTTGTAGGGGAGTCATTGTTGTCCAAAAAGAATGCTACCTTTTGGTCTTTTGCTTGTTTGTTTAGGGACTCAGCGAGTACTTCCGCTAAGTCTATTTCCTTAGTTGCTTTCGCCATATATTAACTTATTTTATTAATTGAAAAGGTCATCAAATGCCGCTGCTACATCATCTAATTTCTTAGAAGGTGCTGCCGCTGGTTTTGATGGAGTTGTATCGAATGGTGCTTCTTCATCGTTACTAGCCGTTGATGAAAGGGTTTCAGCTGATGCTGATTTTTCATCCTCAGAAGTTGCCGATGGATTTAACCAACCTTCTAATACATTTTTCAATTCTGCATAAGTTAATTCAGAATACAATTCAGTAATTTCTTTCTGATTTGCTAAGTACTTATCCGTATCTTCTTTAGATGCTGCTAAAGGAGTTTCCTTTGGTTTAACACGGATTGTTGTTACAGGGTAAGAAGTACCACTGTCTTCAGCTGATACTACTTCAACAGTAATATCTCTACCTTCATTTGGGTCGGTAATATCACCATAATCAGGATCCGCCATATAACCAAGAATCTCTTGATATACAGTTTTACCAAAGCCCCAAAATTTTACACCTTCACCTTCTTCACCTCTTACCAATACTGGTACGAATGTTCTAAGTTTTGGCTCCATTTTTTTAGCAGCTTTCCAATCTTCCTTATCGCCCATTCTTTTAAGTTTGTCAGCAAACTCAACAATTGGGTCAGGTCTACCGAATGACATCGGAGATAGATAAGTTTTGTTGTTTACGTTGTAGTGAAAGTACAATTCAATGAAAGGATTCTCTTTGTTGAATTTGTAAGGGACCAAACGAATAGTGTGTTTGCCCGGTGCTGGTTTCCAAAGTTCTACAGTTGTTCTTTGGGTGTTTTGCAGTTTGTTAAGTCTGCTCTTAATTGCGTCTAAGTTAATAGCCATGTCTTTTAAGTTTTAAGAGTTTAAGGTTTAAAACATACGTTTTAAGGTTGGATTATAGTGTCTTTCCTACACTTCCGTTACACATATAAATATAATGGAAACACAAATATACGAAGAATACCTGATATTTCCAAATCTTTTTTTTGATATATTTTTATGGTAAATGATGTAATAAATATACGATAAATTTGTGACAATACCAAATAAAAAATACTTTATCGTAAACTGATGTATATCTTTTTGTAATCTATACAACATAGGGAGAGTATCCCTACTGTCCAACTAATTGTGGGTGTTAATAAGTTAGAACCACCTACACTCAAATAAAAAATTACACCACATATTGCAGAAGTGAGTATTAATTGCCAGTTTTTCATCTTAGTTTATAGCTATATAAAGTTCCACAATCATCATCATCTAAATCGTCCTCCACCACTTCGATACCTCCGCCTATAAGGTCTTGTAGCTTTTGTAGATTTACTCGCCTCCAATAACCAAATCGAAGGTACACATCATTAGAGCCTCCACACACTTGTGATAGGTCATACTCACCAAACTCGGAGCGTATTAGGACTAAAGTATCTGCGTCTATTCTCATATATAAGGGGTTTTTATTTTTAATCTACTGGATAAAATTTTATACTCAATATCACATTATCGGGCTTTGTAGCCAATAGGGATTCTACATATTCATTAGCCCTCTTTCGTGCACCAAAGTGTCCAAACTCCATCACATCGTAATACTCTAACGTCACCTTATAGAAGTGAGTAGGGAACTTACTATTACCATAGTACACTCTATGTTCAATGTTACTACGTTTTACATTAGGTAGCTTCATTAGAGAAGTGATTCGGTTAGAAGAAGCGTTGACGGTGAAGAAATCAAAATCGTTCATATCTTAGGGGTTTAGTAGTTATTAACATGTTCGATAGCTTCTCTTAATATCTTATTGAATCTCATATCAGCTATTCTATTGATTCGATTGTTTACTTTTCTTACTATTGAATTCTGTTTCTTAACGAACCCATTCAGAACATCAACGATGGTATCCCTATCCTCACCTATCACAGCTACAGTCCACTTCACATTATTGATACTAACTACCTCACCAAGCTCTCTTTGGAACTTTGATTCGAAGTACTGAACTCCAACCAATTTCTCATTTTGTATTCTTACTAATCCTAATTTCATATTTTTAAGGGGTTTTAAATGTTATCGTTTTACTACACTATAAACATACGAAAAAGATTTTATATATCCTAGTCTTTTGTGAATTATTTTTTTAAATAGGTATTCACATATTCGGTCTGAGTCATTGTTTTCTCAGTACCATTGGGAAATAATACCCGAACTATCATTTCTCCATTTGATAGGTAACGGGCAGTGATTTGGGGAGTCATCATATTATTATAGTCTAATGTATAATTCAGTAAATTCAATTCGGTCAGTAATGTGAGTAGGTAATCCCATCTGCTTCGCCATCTCTAACATTTCGCTATAAAAGTATCCATCCCATATACCACACAACATGTTGTATAAAGGGGTGTGCCAACTTTCATTTCTAGCGATGTGGTAATCTTCCACTATTCGGATGGTAGTAGAGTGGAACTCCATCATTTTTTCGGAGAACAATTCATGGCGGTTAAATCTTACAGTATTCATATCTTTATCGTTTTATTACATAGTAAACATACGAAGAAAGCCCGATATAAACAAGCGTTTATGAAAATAATTTGTGACAATTTGTGTCAAAATAAAAAAGGGAGAATTTTTAGTTTCTCCCTTTTAGTTATTTTTTAATTTTAAGTAAGTCTGCGAATGTTTGTTCAATGGTATCCATCATACCAAACTCATTTAATTCATCCCAATCATATGAGGTTTTTAATGAAGACCAATTTACTTTTTCGTTTTTTGGTGCACCAGATACAATTGTCCAAATTAAATCATTACAGGCTTTTACTTTAGCGTCCTTATCTTTTGAATACTTAGGATTATCTAATGCGGTTATAGTAGTGTCATATACCGCTTTAACATTATTATATGCCATTTCCTGTCTACGTTTTAAGATATCAGCTTGTTTTTTAGCCGCTGCTTCTCTTTTTTTCTTAAAGTATGGAATTATATCTAATAGGTCTTCATTCATCATTTTTGATAAAGAAAGTCTACCTTCATTTTTCATATATGGTTTACTATCAAAGATTGATTGAATTTTATCTGCTTCTTTATGGAATCCATTCATTCTTAAAGTGAATGCTATACCATCCGCTGCTTCAACTCCACCCCAACCTGATGCTTGTGAAACTTTTCTACCAAATTCATGTGCTTCACCCTCACTGCCCCAATATTCCGAACTATCTACTCCAGTAGTTCTTATTACTTTCATCTTTTCATCATATTGAGAGTCATCCATTGATGGGTAGTCTACTTTCTTAGCCCATTCAGGCTTTCCTTCAATCGATGCTACCAATTCTCTGGCTTCATCGTGATAGTTTGAATCAGTTAGCGCTTCAACAGCTGCCTGATACATTGCCTTTTTATACCCATCTTTACCCAACTTTTGTGGAGTAATTCCAAATTCTTCTGCTTTTTTCTTAGCTTCTTTGTTTACAGTAGGATTACCTTTTCTAGCTTCTTTTGGTTTAGAAGTAGGTTCGGTTTGTGGGTCTGCTTTACTTCCACCACCTTGTGAATACTTTGCGATTATATCTTTAGAGTATTTGTTACCAGGATTACCACTAATTGCGGTCATTAAATCCATTGGTTTCAATTTTTTAGAATCAATATCAGCTGATAAGTTTGATAAATTAACACCATTCTCGTCTGCCCATCCCGCTACCGCAGTTGCTCTTAACCCAGTCTTAGCTGCAATTGATTTAACAGTTGCCATACTATCTACTTTAGGTTCACCACCTCTATCTTTTGAATAATCTCCACCAAACATATCATTTGGTTTTGCAGCTCCTTTAGATGCACCACCTTTTTGGGCTTTAGGGTCTTCGTGTGTACCAGCCTTTAATGCGGCTTGATATGAATCCTTTGATTTAAAGTGTACTAATTTTCCGGTCTCTTTACTTTTAGCTTTAAAATCTTCAGCTTCAAATAGTCTTTTTAAACTTATGTTTGCCATTATGTGTTATTATATTCTATAAATATACGAATTTTTATTTACATCCCCAAATCCTATGCCAATAAATGATAGTATTCTTTGAAATGTTTTATTCTATCCGGTAATCCAATAGTACCACCATTTACTCTTTTAGTGATTGATGTTACTACTGCATCAGTTGCTCCACCATCAGCCATCTTATGTAATCCGTTTTTAGAGAAAAACCAAGCCGCTGATAATAATGCGTACTTAGATGCTACTACATCAGGATTTGATAAAATATCTTCACCAATTGCTTTACCAAACGCAGTATAGTTTTCTTTACCTGTCAATTGGATGTATCCTCTACCTCTGAATTTGTATCCTTCGCCACTTGATTCAGGTCCGTTACCCATTCTACCACCATATACTTTAGATGCAATCTTCTCCGGCTTTCTTTCGTAAGGTAGAGCTGATTCTAAAGTTGGAAAATATTTCTTAAAAATACCATTCAAACCTTTAGCTGAATAGTTTAAGTTCTCTTGCGTTGCTTTGAATCCACCACTTTCGTGTCCACATTGTGCTAAGAAGTGTGCTAATCTTAATGGAGTATTGATTTGGAACTTAGCTGCCGTATCAGGAATCATTTGAATTACTGCATCAGGAATATGTCCCTTTAATTTATCCAATTTCAATCCACCTACTGGTGCTATTGGAGCGGGTGTTGATGTAGGAACAGGTTTACCTTCTCCCACAATCATAGCCCAAGTAGTATCACCTACAATGCCATCCGGAGTTAGTCCGTTTTTTGTTTGAAATGCTTTTACAGCTTCTTCAGTTTTCGGTCCAAAATTAGTTACCGCTGGAGAAATACCTAACTTCTCCTGCATCAATTTAACGTTTTCGTTGTTATCGCCTTTTTTTAATAACATAATAAATATTATTTGTGTTCGTCAGTTATAACTTCTTTTCCTTCACCGAAATCAATTACTTCAAAAACTCTTGTCTGAATTTTCTTAGTTCCTTCGGCGTTTGTTAATATGATTGAGTTTTTAAACTTCTGCCAATTGATGACAAATGAATTATCTAATACCCCACCATTCTCCTCTTTAACTAATTCGTTAAGAGCGTTAATAGTGTATAGTGAATTAGATTCTTTTTTTCTATGTATAAGGATTGTATTTTCCAACGGAGTATCCGGTTGGAAAGCGGTATCTATATTGTACGTGATAAATAATTCATCTAAATTCCCCTTATTTTGAAGAATATAGATATAATTATACACTATATGGTACGTTTCTCTAATCTGTTGTAATGTATTCTGTAACTCACCTTTCGTTGTAAACGTACATAGTAACTGTGTCTTCATCCTCTTTTTCTTTTAATTAACTATAAATATTAAAAATCAAAAGGAAGGATAAAAACGGGTTATTGAATACTACTTACGGTTTTTTTTATTTTTAATTTTATTCTTTAAAGTTGTTAATCAAATCAGGTATTTTAGATACGATGTGTGCAGGATTTTGATTTGATGGTGTAAGACTAACACATCCATTTTTATCCACCGATTTTGTATAGCCAGGATTATGATGTGGATTTGAATAGCACGGTTTTTTAACACCATCCGCAATATCATCTGTTACCTTTACAACTTTACCCTTCTTTTTACTATATTTTTTATTTACATTGGAATACCCAGTCCAATCTGTATCACAGTTACTAATAATACACGTCAATTGCATTTGTTGATGTTGAAGTATCATTGCTCTATGTAATCGTTTTTGATTTTCCTTACCTCCACAGTTTCCAGCATCACCTGCGGTTTTTATTTCACTTTGTCCTTGCTTTTCACCAATTTTTTTAATTTTTTGTATATCCTGTTTAGTAAAACAACCCATTTCAATACCATGCTTAAATAAGTCTTCTATAATAGCTTCACCTTTTACCAATTCTTCTTCCTTTACATCTTGTTGATTTCCATAAGCAGTTTGATATGTATTTAATGCATTTAATAATTTCCCTTTAGTTTTTGGATTTTTATATTCAGTTAGTTCTATTCTATTTTTTAAAGCAGAACCCCCTCCACCATCCGATTTGATACTAACTCCTCCAGTTAAATCCAATTCTTCTATCGATACGTTCACTAAGTCAGCATCGCTAATAGATTCACCACTTGGTAATATGATAATATCGGCGGTTTGAAAATTTTCAGAAGATGGAAACATTACTCGTTTACCTTCTGCCAATGAACCCAAACCCACAACCATTTCAGCGAAATCGGCAACGGAATCCTTAAAATCTACAGATTCAGCCATATCTATAAGAAGTTGGTCTAATTCTTTTTTAAAAGCCAATTGTGCCTCTTTATCGGTTTCCAAATTTGAACTTTTAGATATTTTTTCTAATCTCTTTAATGTATCAAATACTTTTTTATTTTCAGGTTTTTCTAATAAATTTTCAGTATTAAAGGTATTTTGATGGTTATTTAGTCCATCGGTAAACATTTTAGTTACCCCAGTTATGACATTTGTAATCGTTGCTTTTCGTCCTTCAGGTGTGAATACATCACCAAAATTACAATATGGTATTTCTCCACCACTTTTAGACGCTACCTCCGCAATTGTAGCCAATACTTGATTTTCTTTTTTTCTAGTATTAACTAGTATTCTAATTCTTTCATCTGCTTCTTTCGAACTAAGTCCTTTTTTTAAAAGTTTTTCCCTTAATTTATTTAATTCGCTTTTAGTTGGAATAGGTTTGTAATTGAATCTTTGACCATTTACTTCTATTCCATTTTTATCGGATTTTACTTTGAGATTTTTTATGGGTTCTTTCGGATTTCCTCCTTTTGCCACTTTATTTGGATTTATTTGTTTTTTACCAAATGCTCCTTCTCCTGATTTACCTACTTTTAATCCATTTTCTATCGCATATTCTCTAAACGCATCACCCATTGGGATATTTTTTTCCGCCATCAATACACTTTCGTATCCTTGTTGTGGATGTCTTCCTGCTATTTTTTTAGCAAAATATAATTTTACATCACCATTTTCTGGATTTGTAACAATTTTAGTTGTGAGATTTAGAATTTTTTTATCGTTTGCAGATAATTTTTCACCATTAAATAATTTATTTATAGCTATTTTAACATCTTCAGTTTTTATTTCTATAAACTTTCCACTTCCTTCTTCCGTTTCTAATCTAAAAACGCCAGGTTTATCACTATTATATTCGGCAGCTTTATCAATTTGAGATAAAGCTTTTTGACGTCTTTTTTCAAGATCTTCCTGAGCTTTTTCAGGTTTTCCTGCTTTACTATTATTTAAATACGAATCTTTAAAATTAAAAGAACCTCCCTTTTTTTTGTTACCGGTAGATGGGTTCTCTCCTCTATCTTTTGCGTATTCATCATCATACATACTAGCTCCAGCAACAGGTTCATTTGTTTTTGTTTTAGCTTCTGGATCTGTATGTGTTCCCGCCTTAACTGCATCCCTTTGAGCTTCTGGCGTATCAAAATAATCTAATTTTTTAGATTGTTTATTTCTAGCTGAATATTTACCAGACTTTGTTTTTGCTTCATCAATAAAACCATAAATCATTTCCAACATCAACTCATCTACTAAATGTAAATGCTCAGCCTTTACGCCAGTGGTAGTGGTATCACTATCAACTTCGCCATTTTCTTTCTTTTCATTATACGAATCAACCATCTGCTCCATCATTTCAGGAGTGATTTCCATTTCTTCAAGTCCTTTAGCAATCATTTCAGTAAACTTTAATACGTTTGCATCAGTTTCAGCTTCACCATCTGCATCAGCAAATACTGCGGCTTTACCAGCTCCCTTTAGAATTGTTTCACCAATAATGTGGGGTATAAACTCCATTGCTACGTGCTTTCCAAATGCGGCAACACCATGTGATAATCCACCAAATGCAGCTCCGAATACGGCAGTAGTTACTACTTTAAATGCAACTGCTTTAAGTGCTTTTTGTTCATGCTTACTTAACGGTTTACCACTAAAAAAGTTTTTAACACCAGAACCAGCTGCTTTAAATTCTTCAACTTCATGCTTAGCTCCTTTCTTAATTGCTTTTAAAGCTCCAGCTGCTTTATCCTTTAACGCCTGTCCTAAACTTCTACGTTCTTTTGAACCAGGTGCTCCTTCGTTTCTTTCAAAGAATGCTTTTTCTTTTTCGGTCCAATTTGAAATTTTTTGTTTTACCTTATCAGTAAGTTTTGGCGCCGATGTTGGTGTCGATGGGGTTGAAGTTGTTGGCGATGATTGAGTTGGAGTTGTTGGTGATTTCGGTGTCGATGGGGTTGAAGTTGGCGTTGATGTTGTTGGTGATGCCGATGATGTTGGAGTTGCACCTGCTTTTTTAGTTCTCTGTCTTCTCATATCAACGTGTGAATTACCAACGGGTGCAATTACTGTATATCCATTATCCTCTGCCTCTTTTATTTTTCTATCTAATTCTTTTTGACGGAATCCATTATAAGATTCTTGTGCTTTCATAATTTCATTATCAGCCATCTTACCTTCATCATTATAATTTAATTCATAAAGGTCTTTTTGTTGCTCATCAGTTAGGTTATTCCAATCAACATCGCCATCAAATTGTGAACTTCCACCTTTTTTAGCCTGGTCTATTAACCATGCTTTTCCTTCATCATCTAAATAATCTTCAGGTAACATATTTTCATCAGGACCATCTTGTCCATACATATTTGACCATACTGCAGCTTTAGCTTTGGATTTACTTCCACCTACTACCTTTGCTATTTCATCATACACAGGTGATTTATCATCCAATACGTCTGCATTTTCATCCCAAGTACTTTCTTCTGCATTATCAAAATGTCCTTTTACTTCATTTCTAAATTCATCTTGCTCTCCACCAAATTCAATATTACCATCATCATCTTTACTACCACCCTCACCTACAAACATTACTTTTGTATCTTTAGGTAATTTTTTTATTTGTTCTATTGCTTGTTTATTACTTTCCTTATCAGCACCATGCTCTACACCAATAATTAATGAACCATTATCAGTTGTATCAACATCCAATTCGTCACCTTCAGATGTAGTTCTACCTTTTAAATCATTTGCTACTTTTGTAGTTTCTTCTTTGGTTTTTTCTTTTGCCGCATTTGGTTGCTCCGATGGTCCTTCTTTATTTGCATCCGCTTTCTTTGCTGCTACACCTTGCTCTTCTGCAAATTTGTTACACATTGGAATAGCATCTTTAATATCCTGGTCTATTACCTGAACCTTCATTGGTATTTGTTTATCGGGATTTTTTGCATTATACGCCGCAATTGCAGCCCATCTATGGTGTCCATCGATAACATATCCATCTCTACTTACATAAATCGGTGCAGTAATTGAAGGATGTTCTGGGTTTTCTTCCAAAGCTCCCATCATACCAACCACTTTAGCTCCAACCAAATCTTTTTGTGTTGCTTTTAATTTATCTGAAGGTATTTCGGTTTGTACAACTTTAATTCCTTTTTCTTCTAACATTTTTTTAAATAATGGCTCAGTATCTACTTCACCTTTTTCATCAACTTCCATATCAGCCGCAGGTGTACCAGGTTGTGGTTTACCTTTGAATTGTGGCATTTGGTCTCTTGGTATTCCTAAATTATCATCACAATATAAGTTAGTACCAGGTACAGTAATATCACATAAATTAATATCAGGAGCTTTCTCTCCTTTAGCTTTTGCATCCGCAACTATCTGTTGTACCTTACTAATATCAGTATTAAATTTTTCCAAATCTTCAGGTTCTATACCATCTGGTATATCACTATCTCCATTGAATGTTTCGGGATCAGCTTGTGGCATTTCCTTTGCAACATCTTTTGAATCTATTGGATTAAACTCATCTTCTTTCTTAGGTTCTTGCTCTTTCTCTACTTCTTTATCGGCTTCCGCATCTTTTGCTAATTGTGCGTTAGCATCTTTCTCTCTATCCATTCTAGCTGCCATTGCAGGGTCTGCTTTTGGGTCAAACATCGCAGCTGCAGCTTTTGCTGGGTCTTCTTTCGGAGCTTCTTCTTCACCACCTTCTTTACCCTTTTCATCTTCCGGTTTTTTTGGTTGCCCTTCTCCACCTAAATCTTGATTCATCGAATCTCTTTCTGGACTTCCCTCTGGTGGTAATAATTTTTCCGCAGCAACTCTACCAGGAGAATCTTTCGGTAGTCTTAAAAGATTACCAACAATACCATCTTTTGGATTTCCGTCTTTATCTTTATATGATACTTTTTTACTTAATATTGGATTAGAGAATTTTTTATCCGCTTCTACTACATGTTTTTCAGGTGTTTTACCTTTTTCAATCAAAAGATTTTCAACTAAATCATTTTTGATATGAGATAGACCCATTTCAGAAAGTACAATACCCAACTCCTTTACGTGAATTGGGTTCTTTGGGTCAGGCATACCATTTTCAACTCTGTATGCCCATTCATTAAGGATTTCTTCAATTAATTCGGTTATTGTCATGTTTTATTAAAATTTATGGTCCTCTTTTTCGCAAATCATTTCCAATTCATCCCAATGAAATTTTGGTTTTTCATTTAGGAATACAAAACATTTCCATTTCTTACTTTTTTCAAAGTAAATATGTTTTTGTAAGTATGAAGGAATTGCTGCACCGGCAGGTACTCTTTTAACGGGTTTATCAAAGAAAACCTTTATCAAAACAGTGATTGGTTCGGTATCATCCCATTTACGGATTTGTTCCTCTAACATTCTCCACTCACCTCTATTAAGATATTGATTTTGCATTATTGAATTTAAATATGAGAATGTCTGCTTTAAGTTCACTTCATTATCAGAGAACGTTGCCGCAGGAGCTCCATGTCCTTTATCGTAAACGTTTCCTTTATAATCTTCACCGTCTGATGTTTTGATAGTTGGTTCTTTATAGAAATCCATATGACCTCTATTAACGTTTGTTGGTCGGTTTAGGGAACGATACTTAATAATTAGGGGTTGTTCTAATGATTGTGAATAAAGTATATCAAACACTTTATTTTTCACCCTCACATCCGGCAACTGCCCAAATGATACTAAGGAAACTAAAAGGAACGATAATAAAACGGAGATTTTTTTCATATTATAGCATATTTTTCTATATACTATAAATATGTTGTTTAGAGGTTTCCGTAAGTTTTTCCCCAACTCGCTTTGATAGGATATCCATCTTCCTCAATTATATTCTTCAATCCCTTAATTAAACTTTTATCCACATCAGCAGGTACATCAAATAGAAATGAGTCATAAGTGTATAATTCTAAACTAATCCCACTCCCCTTAATATAATCCAATATGGTTTTCATTTTATCCACATTCATTTCAGTTTCATATGCTTGAAGTAGATAGTTAAATACCTTTTGTGGATTGGATTGTTCTACCCAACTCAATGGTATATGACGGTTCGGAGTTTGAATGTAACCCCTTTCCACACTTTCCTTCCAAAACACATCAATAAAATCAGCAACCTTATCAAAGTATGGTATTTGTCGAAACTCATCATCAATCCCACCATAAAGAAGGCGGAACGTTACACCTTTACCTTCAGCCACATCACATCCATATTGTTCGGCTAACCATTGGTGAACATTAGTTTGTGGTAAGGGAAAATCAATTAACTTACCAATAAGACGTGGGTGATACGAATCATAATCCATTTGTAAGAATATCCCATCCGCTATTAAGGTATCTCTACTCCCATCCGATTTGTTTAGGGCTGCATAGTTTACACCACCATGTCTATTGGATGGTCTACCCGTTATCGTAAATGGATTGTATTCGGTGTACACTAAGTTATCGGAGGAAAGTTGTTTATGGGCTTGTGGCCATCTATCAATAAATTTTTCCCTATCGACCCGAATTCCGAATTGTTCAATATCTGAAAGGATTGGTAAGAATGTATCATTGTACCAATTATAAGTGTTAGTTTTTTGATTATGATGTTTTAAGAATTCATTATCAACGGCTTCACACAATTTAAGAATAGGAATAGATTGAATGATATCTTCTTTGTAACCTTTGTGCAATAAAGGAGCTACTAAATGTTGTATTGGTTGTTGGTAATCTATCGTTTCTCCGGTTTTAAGAAAGTGTGCAGTATCGATATCATTCAACCCATTCCTTAAATTAGAGAACGATTGTAGTAGCTTCTTTTTTTGAAAAACCCACTTATCTCCGGCAGTATTTAGCACCCCTTCTATTTGTGATTTAGAGAGGGATGTGGTATCGGTATGTTGATGTGGTAGAATATACCCATCGGTAAGAGTTCGTATCAGGACAAAGGATATATGGGTGTTTCGTGGATGCTTATCATTATCTACCCACATAGGATACCAAAGGGATACTTCGGTTTCCAATTTTACCTTTAATTCTTCTAACTCACCAATATTTTCTATTACTCGTATCATTCTTATTTGCAGCTTTTGCTTTTTCTAATGTTGATTGACTCTTTGCCAATTTGGCTTCTTTTTGTTGAGCTTTTAACTTCTTTTCATAGTGAGGTGGGTATTTATGTTCAACCGAAATTGGTCCATTTGGAAATTTATCTAAATCATATTTCCAAATTGATTCACACCCATCATCATCTTTATATATGTGTTCAAATTTACGCGGTTTATCTTTAGCGCTTGGTTCTACTTTTGCCATAATATTACAAATATACGAAAAAATCCCCAAATTACCAAATGTAAAGTGGGGATTTAAAAAGTGGTGGAGGTGAAGGGATTCGAACCCTTGTCTTACAAAGTAACCATAATACCAGCATGTCACACGTTTAGGATAAAGTTTAATCTTATTTACTTTCCAAAATAATTGGGGCCGTATGGTTAGTACAGCTTTTCCACCAATTCGTTGATTCGGGCTCAACGAATAAAGCCTTTGTAAACACTTCTGTTCCTAGGTTGTATGTGCACCGACCCGATTGTTGTGATTAGGCTGCTACAGCGTAATCAGCACCTACGAAAGCCATAAGGTCTTCGAAGGTCATAGTTGACATTTCGTCAGTTATTGTTTTGTACAGATTTAAAGACATCTAGCACTTCTGTCTACGTGTGATACTATGTCTCTCATTGCAATCAATTCCATGACACCCCCATATCAATAAATACAAATATATGAAATTTTTATAACAATTCCAAATTATTGTTTAGAAAATTGTAAAGTATTTTGTAAATATTTGTGTAAAGATGGAATAGTTTTATTACCAATTTTAATTGATTTACCATTTGCATCCATTATTTCGGTTGGATTTCCAGAAATTTTCCAAAGAATAGCAACTATTGTAAAATACGGACTTATTTGCAATGATGCAAAATTATATTTACTTACTTCAAAAATATAAGAATTTATATCATTAGATTTTTGAACAAAATACCTTTGTATATATCCTCTTTTATACTCGATTTCTGTTGGTGCCGGTATGTATGCTAATATTTCTGGTAATTCATACTCGGAAAGATTATTGTTTAATTTTTTATATCTATCTGGATTTATCATATTATTGCATTTGTCTATATTGTCCGGTTACCGATGTTGTCCATGTCATACCACTCACATTATGTTCTATTTCTATAATCTGAAATAAACCATGTTTGGCATATTTTGTTGGTATTCCAAGAATATTGAAAGTATCACCCCTTCTAAACCCACTTGTACCTAAAACTTTAAAAGTGTATTTTATTGGAAGTGGATGTGATAATCCTTTTGCAGTAGTTCCTTTATTTTTATTTGCAAATGCATCATTTTTTAATCTATCAAATAATGGCTCATCATCCATACAAAATATCTGAAATTTTTCTTTTAAAATTTTTGTGGAGGTGATATCACCAAGTTCTTCTGGAATGGTATCCAGTTCAACTTTGGGTACAACATCTATTTTTTCTAAATTAGCGCCGATGGCTTTGGCGGCAATTTCGCCTTTCGGGTCATCTTCTATGCCTTTTTCCTCCGTTTTTTGCTTTTCTAAAATTTCTCTTGCCGCTTTATTTGCTTTTTTCTCTGCTTCCAATGCTGCTATTTTTGCAGTGACTTCTTTTATTTTAGCTTCAATTTTTGCTTTTTTGTCAGGATCTAATTTTTCATCACCATCTGGATCAAAATCGTTCCAAGCAACAGTACCATCATATAAATCAAGTTCTGTTGTTAATTGTCGACTATTTTTAAACAATGCACTTTTTTCTTTATCTATCGCAGAATCTCTTGTATTACTCGCACTAATTTTTTCTTGAGTTTTTTCAGAAGGTAGTTTTTTATCTTCTGCCGCTGCCGCTGCCGCAGCCGCCGCTGCGGCTTCATCTTCTTTCTTTTTTTCGTCTTCGGTTAGTATCTTTTTTGGGTTACCATTACTATCGGTGTAACTGGTCAAAAATAAATCCGTTTGGCTTTCAAAAAAGCCACCAACTCCAACAATCGGTTCATCTGGATTATTTGCCAAAGATAACCTTCTACTAATAATTTGATTGGTCATTTCAGACGGTAATGCAATATCTATACTAGCATCTAAAAATATAGAATAAGGACCCGAATGATAGAATTGTACCGAGCCATCCGTTTTTTTTCCAATCCAATTTTCATCAACAACACTTAGTATAATATTACCATCTTTATCTTGTTGCTCAACTACCTGAAAATTCCAAAAGGAATTTACAGCTGATGACATTTCATTTAACATATCCAATAGAACTTCCCTAATGGTTTTATTTTTTTGTTCTAGTTTTGACCTAAATACTTCAAAATTTATATAAAGGTTTTTTAAATATCCCCAATAATTTCCTTTTTCCGTGTGAGATGGGCCTAGAGAAGTATCTGCGGTTTCAACAAATGCACCAACTGTTGGTAATTTATTATTTACAACTTCAAATGGAGATTCTTTGTCGCCCGCCACTTCAAATCGTCCACCAGCTTTTTGACTTATTACGCCTGAATTTAAAAAATATGCAGAAAAATCAGGCATATATCCTGGTATTATCAATTTAGAATCTTTTGTGGAAAATATATTTGGAAACGCTCCTATTTTTGCATTACTAATATCAATTGTAATAGGAAGTTTTTTTCCGGCTAATATATAATCACTAAATTCTCCATTTCTATTTAAAATATCAATAGCCAATTCAAATCGTATATATTTGTTTGTTGAAAATAGTTTTTCCTTTTCTATTTTAGCTTTTCCAACTGTTACGGTTTCGGAAGCACTTGTAAAAGTACTTGCCCACCATCCGGGAGATGAATATGTAGTAATTGCCTTGTTTACGGCTGCATCAAAATTTATAAAATCATACCAGTTCACTTTATTAGTAGTTAACAAATCCCTTACCGCTTCTATTTGTCTTGTAGTTGGTAATTGGTTATACATATTTTTGAACCGTCTGTTCTTTCTCACATCTTCACCAACAGCAGGAGAAATTGTATCGGCTACATCATATAATATTGGCTCGCCTTCCTTTTCTTCTATTGTTCCGTCACTGTTTATTTTTAAAGTTTTATTTTGCGATTGTAAAAATGTTGGCATTCCTGGTGCACCTCTTAATTTTACTGATATTTTCCACTTATCATCATCCGATTGAACATTCCCACCCACTATAAATCCTAAAAACGTATCATAATCTCCCAAACTATCAATCCTTCTTTGGTGTAAGTTATTACCATTTAAATTACGGTCTGCTGCAGCTTGTAAAATACCCGCAGTACCGATGTTTGGCATTTTTTGCGCTAACCCTACATTGCTATTCCATCCATATTCAATACATAAAGAATATCCAGGCTCTAAAAAATACCTTTGCATTAGCTCCATTTGTTCCAATGAAAAGCATTCTAGTGATAGAGTACATTCTCTTGAAATTTGGTCCTTACCTTCTTTTATTTGTAAACCAGTTATACCAGGAGAAGGTCTTAACGGTCCACCTGATGATATAAGGGCTCCTCCCGCCCAAGTATTACCAAAAGTTCCACCACTTACTGAATTTCCATATACAAATCCCGCATTATTAGTTGTAGATGGATTAAATGTACCATAATTCATATTAGATGATATAACCAATCCTTCCGCAGCTCCGGTTTTTGCACCAGAAAATACTCTAATCCAACAAATTCGTTGAGAAGCATTTAAGCCGGCTTTTGTTCCAAATTTAAGATTGTTTGCAATCTTAGAGTCAATGTTAGATAATTGTGGAAATGTACTCATTTATAAATTATGATTGTGTAAATGCTCCTGCTATTTCGATATAATTCGCAGGTATTCTTAAAATAGTTCCTTCTTCAAATCCAATGTTTGCGTCATGGATATTATTGGATGTTGCTATAATCCACCAATATCTTGAATCTCCATAAAATTGATATGCCAAAGTATCCAATCTATCACCGGTTTCCGTTGCTACAAAGGTATCTTGGTCAGATGGCGGGATATTCGGATATATTTTTGACCTATATACCTGTCTACCATCTATTGTTTTTTTAATTTTATTATTTAAATATCTACTTTCCATTTATATTTGCAATTATTATATTTACCTGGATGGCCCATCAACGAAATTGTCAATCCATTTTCTCTCATAGCTAAGTAATTCATCTTCTCTCCTACCTTCAGGTCCTGCGTGCAATGGTTGTTCTCCATCTCTTACTATATATACAAAATTTCCTCCTTTTGGTTTTTTGTATATATTCAAATCTTTGTATTTTTCTACAAATATACCATTTGGACCTATTTTTTGTTTTGGTGCTTCTGCAACTGGATTTTCTGGTTTTTCTGCAGTCGATGCGTTTGGAGAATCAGAAACTTGTGTTTGTTTGATTGGGTCACCCCCCTTATCTAAATTTTTAATTCTGTCCTCATTTAGTATTTGATTTGGATTAGATGCCCCATATCCATATAAACGTTTTGCGGAAGCAGCTATGGCAGGTGCTGCCGGAACTGCAGGCACTACTTTACCATCCGCAGTTTTGCCTTCAGCCACTGCTTTTCTCTCACCGGTTGCCATTTGATATGTACTACCAACTGTTTCTACTAATTTAAGAGTCATAGTGACATTAATAAGTTTTGGTAGTATATATTCACCCATCCCTAGTCCTTCCGCATCGATTTCCCACGGCGCATCATCAGGTATTTCATATGATAAATCCGAAATAAACGCTTCTTTATTAACATGCATACTCCCCAACGTAAATCTAATAAATGGTGGTACTACCGCAATATTACCTGCATACCCTTGTGGATATGTTAAATTAGTTAAAAAATTAATTTTTTGCCAACAAGCTTTTAATTCATCCGCATTAAGTGCATATATTTTAAATGCAAAATTTACACTTCTTTCAATATTACTATATGTGTAAAAATTAAATGGATTACCTACAAATTTTTGAGTATCCCAAGTTGGTGATACCGTTTCAGTAATACCGGTTAAGGTTGCTCTGAAATTCACAGCCGCTTGTTTAGCAACAGACCAAAATTTTAGTTCTACTAAATCAAGTGATTTTAATGATGGTAAATTCTCATCCCTACCGGTTGGCTTTGAGCCATCCGCAGACTCATATTGAACTATTCTATTTAATTCATCCGAACCGTTTCTCATTCCTTTTTTTACTTCCAAAAGATTTTCAGTAGCAATGCTTTTTCTTTTCGAATACATCTGTTTGGGTTCTTTTGAAAAAGCGGGTACTGCAATATAATTTGTTATAGGTAATGGTAGATTGAATTTATCGGGTTCATACGCAACAAATTTTGATGATAAATCATTTCTTTGTGCAATTGCATCTTCCTTCAAATACAAAGCTGGAGTCATTACCTTTCCATATGGTGTCTCGATATCATAGTTATCTCCACCATCTTTTGCAAAATTAACTGCCGCTTGTGATGGTGAACCTAATAATAAAGTATTTAATTTCTTTTTACCTAATTCTAAAGCCGAACCAAGTATTTGATTTGGGTTTGGTCTTCCTTGCAAATTATCTTTAATAAGTTTACCCAATAAATTACCACCAGAATTTGTTTTTAACTTAGCCAATGTGACCATTGTATCGGATACTTTACTCTTTTTGAAATCAGAATTTAATACAATACGGCTTGGTATTAAATCTTCTGGTAATTTAGCACCGATTTTCGATAACAAATTATTACCAAATTTTTCAGCTTTATTTATAAATGAAGTTAATTTCCCAACACCCGCCTCTGCACCACTGGTTCCTTGCTTCATATCCTCAACAATACCTCTGGTCTTTTTAGCAAATTTAAGTATATCAGTTCCATATATAATTGGAGATGTTGTACTTGCCAATATTCTTAATCCAGTTACTTCTGCTTCTAATTTAGTTTCTCCTAATCTACTAGATAAATTTCTCCTTGCAATTTCTGCAATTTTAAAAGATGGTCGCATTAGGACATTATACGGCGTTCTTTTTATATCGGCAGTATTACGAATATCATATTGTTGCTCAGCGGTTTGTCCACTTATCAACTTTTTGGTTTTAAATAATTCTTCTATTGTTGGCATTAAATTATATTTTACGCTTGTCCCATGTTATAGCTATTTCTCGTTGTTTTTTCAACTTGCGTATTAACATTCGAAGTAACCTTTGCAGAATCCATATACACTGCTATTTTACCAGATGCCATATCCGCTCTTAATGCTTTAATTTCGTTTACTACTGCTGCCAATGGTGCTGCTAATGCCGATAAACTTCCTCCACCGCCACCCCCTGCTGCGGCTCCGGCTAATCCTGGTCCGGCCATTAAATCATCATTTTTACTTAATTCAAATAACCCACCTTCTTTGGTTGATATTCTGGTTTTCCCATCAGCTGGTGACATTACGTCTCCCGCCTTTTGCATATACGATTTACCCAACATATAGGCACCTGCCGCTGCAGCTGCTCCTAATACAGGTCCTACTACCGGTATCCCACCTAACGCACTAAATGCTTTAGCAGCCATAGCCGCTATAAGAGGAAGTAATCCTTTTACTTCATATGCCGCTTGTAGCTTTGAGTATCCAGCTTTAGCTGCATCTATCGCTAAACCAGCCTGGTCAATTAAAAATTTAGCATTTGTAATTGCAAGAATTGTACCTAATGTTCCAGCAAATACAAGGGCTACATCTGAAATTTCTTTTATATAATCAACCATATGTGCAAATCCTTCTACTGCTGCGTTTATTGGCATAAGAATTAAATTCAGTATAGTAGCCACACCCTCTAATAGTGGAGATAACGTACCACCAATAGTTGCAACAATACCCATAAATGCGTTTTGCATTCTAGCCAATTGTCCTTGTTGTTCGTTTTGTGCTGCTATTTTTTTAGTTTCTTCTGCTAATTGTTCTTTGGTCATATTGGTAATATCCAATCCTTTATCAATAGCATCCGTTGCAAGTTTCTTTTCTTCTTCAGTTAACCCATTCAACTTTTCTTGCATCATTAACTGCTTATTTATTTCTTCAACACTCATACCGGCTGCTTTGGCCAATTGTTGTTGTGTAAAATAATCTTTTTGACGGAAATCACCACTTCTTTGAATTTGTTTTAGGGTTTCTTCATTTGCGTCCTGAAGTTTACCTTCCATTGCCAATGCTCTTGCTCTACTTAAATTAAACTCACCCCCTACAAACGTTGCCGCTACCATTTCTTGCTCAATACCATTTTCAAAATCTAATAATTTTTCTGCCAATGATACCTGTTGTTTTAACGAAGTACCCATTCTTTGAGCTTGTATTGCATTTTTAGTTAACGCATTTATATCACCTTTAAAAAATGTAGATGCAGCTTCAGCGTTTTCGGCAATATCTTTAAATACTTTATCAGGTGCAACTCCGGCTAATTTAGCCATATTTGCAACTTGATTTCCTACATTAGCTGCTGTTTCCGATGATAACCCTCCAACACTTTCAAGGACACTTTGTACTTTTGCAGCATTACCCGCAGAAACTCCGAAGTTTTTACCCATTACGGTTAATGATGCCAATACTTCTTCAGAAACATTTACAGTATCACTAAATTCTTCTTTTAATGCTTTCGCAGTATCAAATACATCTTTTAATTCAACACCAGCATCTCTGAAATTCATTTCAATGTGATGTGCGTTGTTAACTAAATCCTTTGTTTGTGAATTTAATAATCCGGTTTCTTTTCTAAAATCTTGTGCCGCTGCATCTAACGCTATAAATGAGTGTAATGCTGCTCCTATTAGTGCATACATTATCATAAGAGGTGCACCTATCGCAGCTATTTGTCCCACCATCTTTTTTGCCATATCCAATGCATCTCCTATAAATCCAGGCATATGATGTAAAAGTTCATGATTAGCTTCATGAATTGCTTCACTTCTTGCTAATTGTTGATTAAGATTTTTTAATGTTTTTAAATGAGCTTCCGCTTCTTCCTTTGCTTCTCCAGATAAATGCGCAATAGAACGTTCTACGTTTTCTATTTCTTTATCTGCCTCGGATATTTCATGTTTAATGGCAGCTAGTTCTTCTGATTTAAGCATTATCGATGAATTCATGCTTTCCAAAACCGCAGTTTCTTTTTGTGAAGCTTTTAAAGCATCACCTTCTAATTGCAATTCTGCTTCTTTTCTTGCTAAAATTGTTGCAGTTAAACTTGATAGTGTATTTGCACCAACTGTTTGTTTTTTCAAAACGCTCAATGCACCCTTTGACATATTAGCCAATGAAGTTAAACTACTTTCTTCATAGTCTAAATATTCTTGTCTTTTTTTGAGCCCTTTAGCGGAATCAGTTTGTAATCTTAAACGAATTTTCTCCGTTTGTACCATACCCTCCAATTCGTCTCTTTCAGAGCCGGTGGCAAGCGCTATTTTTTCGTTTATAATACGAATACGCTCTTTTATTTCTGCGTTTTCTTCTAATAAACGATTTAATTCTGCCTGGTCTGCTGGTGTTAGTGGTGCTACTGCCATTTAAATCAATGTTATTTAAAATCCTTATCTATAATACCCAAATCTTGCATTTTTTTAAATAATTCAGGTTGTGTATCTTTTATTTTTTTGATTCTAGGAATAAAAGTTTTGGCAATATCTTCCATTTCATTATCCAATTTTCTCATTATTGGGTCTGCATCTATGATTGATTGCAATGTTTGCGGTTTCTTTTTACCAAATAATCCAAAAAATTCTTTTAAATTGGATTTTGATATTTTATATTTCTTCATATTAGTTGTAGTTTAACATCTATAAATATCCTATTAATAAAAAAAGTTAGGATTATCTATTAACCCTAACTTTTGAATTATTTGCTTTGTTTGATTTTTTTACTTCATCTGCTTCTTTCTTTTTAGAATCTACTAATTTATTATAGTAAAACATCCTTAAATAAGTTGGCATTTTATAAAGTTCCATTACAGTAAAACCATTCCCATATTGAACCATATCAAATATTTGGGTATGAACTTGAATACTATGATTCCGTGCTAGGCCAAAAAAAGCTGACACCCATAGTGATAGGCGCCTCCTCCACCTCTCCATCTTCATGGATATGAGTAAATTTCATATCAACATCAGGTGATATTTTTTTTACATAACTTCTTAATGCTCTACTATCTATTGCCAACAATCCATTTACAAATTTGTTTATAGTTGTTGATGAATTATCCCCATCAACCGATTGAATCATATAACGTAGACGAGTTGTAATTTCTGCACCAGCACCACCTAATTTTTCAATAGCCTGAATATCTTTATCTATTGCTATTTCGTCACCATGTGTAAGTAATTTACATATAATTTTTTTCTTATTAGATGGTAATACGAATTCAAATTCATTTTTATTATCAAACGATGATAAATCTACTTCTTTTGTTTTTACTTTACCCAAATCAACCTTTGCATCAATTGTTTCATTTAATTTAGATGAATAAAATTTAAAAAGATACTCCGGACCATATCCCAACAATCTAGTTGCAAGAATAATAGCGTTTTTATCTCCTAAAATAATTTCACTAGGATTTACGTTGCCAACAATAATAGATTCAAATAATTTATCCAAAACAATACCTTTTTTAATAAGATTTTGATTTGAAAGAATATCTTCTTCTTTTGCTGTCATATGTTTTATAGTAATTCTACCCGAAGCCAATGGGTGGTCTTTTGGGTAAACCTTACCCTGTGATGGAAGGTCTAATACTTCCGTTGGAAAATCATATTGTGTTTCTACCATAACGTTATTCGTTTTTAAGTTTGTATATATAAATACATAGAAATTAAAAAATTGGAAATAAAAAAGGGGATACTTTTGATATCCCCTTTGTTTTTATATGTTTTCTTAAATTAGAATTCAAGAATTGCGTAATCGTAAGATAGTGTTAATTCAATGGTTGCAACTTCATTTGATGAAAAATCTAATTCACCAAAGTTTGCTTGTTGAATAAATGCACCTTTTAAAGTCCATTGTTCAATCTTATCACCAACAGGTCCTAACAAATAGAAAGTAATATCTTTTTTATAGAAATCTGCATATCCACGTCTACCAGTAATCGATTCATGTCCTAAACGAATCCAATCCATTACCTTTTGCGCCGCAGAAGGTACAATTGGGTCATACAATGTTATAGTCAAATCTTGCCAATCAGCTTTACCTTGTAATTTTCTTTTAACGTTGATGTGGTCTAAAGAAATTGTTTCAAACTGAACTGTAGGTCTGTTCATTGCCTTTACAAGATATGAAGGGATAGTATCTATCTCCATCACATATCTATTTTTCATTTTAGGTTCGAAGTTCGTATAGAACATCTTGTCAAACTCTAATATTTCTGCCATTTTATTATCCTTTTATTTTATATTAATAAATATCTACTTCCTTTATTTTCGTATTATGCTGAGAAACTTGCTCCAGTTGGTAAGATGTTGAAATCTATTACGATAAATTCCGCTGTCTTAGCCGGTTGTAAGAAAATTTGTCCTGCTAATATGTTTCTATCAATTACATCAGGCGTGTTGTTACTTTCATCCATTACAACTTTAAAGGTATAAAGTCCTTGTCTTTGTTGTACTGATTCTAAGTAAGGGTTCACAGTGTTTAAGAATCTTTGTCTAGTTGTAGAAGTATTTTGTTCGAATACTAAGAAACGAGATGTTGATGCAACGAATTTTTTCAAGTTGATAAGTAATCTTCTAACATTGATTCTATCTAAAGCAGATGCCTTATCTTGCAATGTTTTCTGTCCGAATGCTACAATACCTTGTCCAGGGAATGCCGCAATTGGGTTTACTTTGTTCTCATATAGAGTATCTCTTTCAGAATGTGTTAATCTATTCAATACACTAACTGCTCCGGTAATACCACCTCTATTCAAACCAGCAGGTGCAAACCATTCAGCCGCCAATCTATCGTTTGCTGCATATACTGCAGGTAACAATGTAGAAGGTGGAACTGTAGTTAATTTGTTTGTGTTACTATCAATTGTTTTCATCCAAGGGTAGTAAGTTGCTACATAGTTTGAATCTACTGAATTTGCTTGCTCAGTTGCTTCAGTAATTGAATCATCATAATCATTGAAATCAGCGATATAGAAACAATCTTGTCTTTCCTCAACCATATCAATTGCTTTAGAAGTAACGGATGGGTGAAGGCTTCTTACGATACCAGGTGTTACCACCATATTGATATCATATTCATCAGGATTAGATACTGCGTTGATTGCTTTAGTATATGCTATTGAACCATTTTGTGATGCGTTTGAACAATCAAATCCTTGTGTGTTTGAATTTCCCCAATCAGTATCACCAGCCTTAGCTTTTCTTACGGTTGGGTTAGTACCATCAAACCCATATTGAAATCCTAATACAAATTGTCTTTTAACCATATCAGTTGATGCCGAACCAGTCATTACATATGATAATTGTGAATCAAATGCGAATACTACGTTAGCACCATTTAATGCTCCGGCAGGAATTGGTTTTAAATATTGTTTGTTATCTATTGCTTTATATGCATCTTCAAAATCAAATCCAGCAAAATATATAGGAGATGATGATGTGTTGTTTGCTGAGCCTGTTTGATAATTTACTGCAGGCACCCATGCATCTTCAGTTGTAGAATTTGTTTTAATTGGATTCACATATGCTGCGTGTCCAAATGGTGCTGCTGATATTGGGTAAGAACCTGGTCCTAAGATACTAGAATTAGCATCTAATACAACCACTCTTACATTGTTTGATTTATTTGAGTAATCACCGGTTTCAGTTAATTTTCCATTAGAATCGATTGTTAACTTTCTATCACCAATTCTTCTAGCTATATAGTTAGGAGATGCAGGGTCTAAGTTTACGTTATTATATGTTTCAACTACACTCTTTCTCTTATCAGTATCACTAAATGAACGAATGGTTACAGTAAATGTTGAATAATCAGTTGAACCATCTTCACCAGCCGCTTTTACATTAGAAATACCAACTTTAAATTTAGTATTATATAATGTACCATGTCCTATTGTTTCGAATTTAAATAAGTTATATCTTTCACCACTAATTAATTGAGATACTACGATTGGAGTTTCTGCTTCACTAGCATCACCATACACTTGTGTTGGTAAGTTAACTTCGTATATTTGCACACCTTGTAAAGCACTATCATTTTTAAATCCTAATGATGAACTTTCAAAATACAAATATCCATAAGCTGCTTTAGCACCGAATGGAGATTCACCAAATACATCAGAAATATCATTTGTAGCTTCTTGAAAAATTGATGCTGATACACTAGCTGCTCCAGAACCAGAACTAATTAGTCCTGATATTACAAATGAACCAGATATTGATACACTGCTTGTAATATTAGTAGAAGCATTTAAAAATCCAACACCCCCATCGCCAAAATTAGTTGAATATAAAACTCCAACTATTTTTTTGCCTTGAGAACCGGATGCTAATATACCCAAAGGTGCTGCCTGTGAGTAACCACCAATACCGGCAACTCTTACGATTGTTGCTTGTCCAGCTTCTCTTAAATAATTTTGTACTGCGTATTCGGTATAATAAGTTCCATCAGGTGTTCCGAAGATATCTTCAAATTCTGATTGCGTTCTTACGATTGTTGGAACGAATGCAGGTCCTTGTTTAAAAGGTCCTATAAATGCCGCTCCAATTTCTCCAACTCCTTGAGCTAAGAAGGATAGGTCATTTTCTCTTGTGAATACGCCAGGTGATACGATTCTTTCTGCCATTTTATTTCTTCGATTTGTATTTTAAGTTTGTATTAGTAATAACTTACAGTAATACTCATATAAATATAAACAAAATATTCAAAACACAAATTAATTATTAAGAATCGATATTACAATCTACAATTATATTTTTGTATTTTGTTTAAACAGGAGCTGCTTCAGCCACATATGGAGTTGTACTACCAGATGTTGGTGACCACGGTAGGTCTATTTCAGAAACGTCTATATTAACCCATTTTTTACCATTTATTTCTCTTTGAATTACCCCATTGATATGTTCCATATAGTTAGTTGATGCATTAGAACCACTTACGTGATTTTTAATCCAACTAAGAACTTGTGTTTCTGTTAATTCATTGTATGCTGTAAAACTACCTGTGTTTATTGTATCAATACTAAATGGTGTTGCACCGGTAAAAGTTCCTTCGTTACCATCTTCGTCTGTAGCTATTAGTTTCCAATGTGTACCAATAACGGCATCATTAATGTTTTCACTATTTTGCTTCTTAAGTCCTGTTAATTTCCATTCGTATGTAAATCCCATAATATTTGTGTTTTATATTGTATAAATATATTGTTTTTTTAAAAATAGTTATTTGTTGCCAATGAGTATTTTTAGCATTTCTTTAATTTCCGTTATATCATCTCTTTGTTTGTCGATGATTGTTTGTTGTTCCTTAATAGCCTCTACTAAAAGTGGAACTAATTTATCATAATCAATTGTTAGATAGTTTTCACCACTCTTAGAACCTTTTATTTCTTTGGTATCCGCATCTATATCCATATCAAATGGTGCTAAATGTACGATTTCAGGTAATACCTTTTGAACTTCTTGGGCTGATAAACCTAATTGTACTTTAGTATCGGTATATCCTACCGAATGTGCTAACTCATTATTTACATAGTAGAATCCACTTAATTGGGATACTTTTTCTAATGCATTTTCAATGTTACCAACTTTTGTTTTTAATCTTTCATCGGAATAGTATGCTATAATATTTCCTTGTGCAAATATCCAATCATAACAATATATGTTGTTATTGATAATATAGTTAAATCTAGATGTAGAATTAAAATCACCATAGTATCCAGTATTGTGGTCATAGAAAATTGGAGAACGAATATCGTTGTTTACATATACACCATAAGGTTGCATTGACATTCTTTCTGAAGATGCATAATATAAGTAAAGTACTGCTCCACTCATATACCATATCCATCCTCTAGCACTATCATGCACACCACAGTTATCACCCATAGTACTCATAAAGGTATAACGAGAACCTATACCCCAACCTTGCCATCCGTTTCTACCACCATCATAAGTTGTATAGTTACCATAAGGATTTCCACCACATTCAGCTGCCCATATACCTCTACCATATGATTGGTTATACAATCCAGTACAACCATAGTTTCTCCACCATCCATAGTTGTAACCCTGGTCTAATAGTATTTCATTCATACGAGATGTACCATTACCATCCCAATAGTATCCCGTATTATTATAATCATATATGAATGTGGTTCTTTGCTCATAGGTATATGTTCTATTTCCAGAATAGTGGTTGATATAAGTTTCATATCCATTTTCACAATCTAAGTGTAAGTTACCATTTGTAGTTACAACAGATGCATTACCATCAATTCTACCATTAGTACCAACTCTTAAATATTTACCCCAACTCCAGTTAGGTCCATGTAATGTACCACCTCTAATTCTTAATCCCTGATTATCAGTATTATGTGGGTCTAAATAGTATCCAGTATCATTTGCATCGTAAAATACACCCGCATATAAACCACCACCACTACCATCATTACGGTCATGCATTGCAACAGTACACCAACCGCTGGCACCTGGCCAAGAGTTTCTAAACCTTAAGTTACTTATCGGACCACCAACTAACTGCCAACCATACATACTATTGTATGCATTAGTGTAGTGAGAAGTTTGAACACCTACCCAATGCGAAGTACCAGATGGTTGGTTCGAAGGGTTTGACCATGTATCAATAAATCCGGAACCCCATGTCATTACTTCATTGAAGTCTCTCGTACCCCAACCCATAGTACCTACCCAATAGTTACTATCACCCGTAATATCTGGTCTTTTCCAATTGGTTTTAGCGGTTAATCCAATTTGGGCTTTACCTCTAGTTGTTAATCCTTGCCAGTTAGTTTCACTATTAAAGTCACCATAATATCCAGTATCGTGGTCATAGTATATTGGTGACATCATTGAACTTCTTGCCCAAATTCTAGAAGAAATCGCTGCGAATGTAGTACCATAGTTTTGTATTAACATACCGTGGTCATTCAAATATGATGCCTGTCCTCCGGCATTTGGATGTGACCATGCTATTCCGTAGTGGTTGTTAGTAGCTGCACCATCAATTGATAATTTATATGCATTACCCATTGCGAATACACCCTGATATCTAGTTGATGTATAAACACCTACAACAGATTGTCCGTAGTTGTTATCTAAGTAAAGGTTTTCATTTCCATCAATACGAATACCACCATTTGCTACTACATATGATAATCTAGCAGTTCCATTAGGGTCACAATAATATCCAGTATTATTTGAATCATAGAATATTGGTGCTCTTAATGAGTTACCACCCGAAGCGTAGTTATTGAAATATACCGTATTATTTGGATATAATTCCATATTAGTAACTCTAGTACCGGATGTGTTTGTATTATAAAAATACCAACTACCATCGGTACTAAATCTCATATATGCCTGTCCAAATGATGTGTTTGGTCTACTAAAGTAGTAAGGACCTGAACCATCGTGATATGTATTATCCACATTGTATCCAAATCCAGCCCAAGACCATGTGTTACCTGGTTCAGAACACCAAGATTGTAAATGAACTACACCTTGTCCTGCTCCATTATTGGATGCCAATAATCTAAGTCTCATTGTAGAATCACCATGACCTCCACTCATTCTTAATCCACCATATAATTCGGTAAATGATGCTGGGTCAATATAATATCCTGTATTTTGTGCATCATACATTATATTAGCTTGGAAACTTTGAGCCCAAGCAGTACTTCCATTATCCCATCTTAAGTTCCACCCTACTTGAGATGTAGTACCACCATAGCCCAATCTCCAGTCATTTGCCGAATAGTTCCACATTAATCCCCAATAGGTAGATGCATTATTCATTGCAAACCCACCAGCATTATTATATCCTTGTGCTACAAATGAATTTCCATAATTTACATTATGGGTATTTGATGTTATTACGTTTTGGTTAGATGTTCCAGCTGGGTCAGAGTAATATGCTGTATTATCTCTATCATAGAATCTATAAGAATATAAATTACTACTATTAGTTATATCTCCAGTAAAATATGCACCTTCACTAGCAAATGAAATTCTATGATAAGTTGAACCATTATTTTTTAATACTAAATGATGTCCATATCCACTTCCATATGAATAACCAAGACCATACATATTTCCTATTGGCCAAGATTCGCCAATTGTCCAAATTACTTTTTCAGCAGTACCAGTAGAATTATAACTACCCATAATACCACCATCACCACGAGCTACCAAATAGTTTGAAAACCAAAGTCTACCATTTTGCTCCGTTTGATTAAAGTTGTTTGTTCCTGCAAAATCGCCATAGTATCCAGTATTATCATTATCTCTAAATAATGGTGCTCTGAAATCAGCTGATGCAAATGCAATACCACTTTCATCTACGGAGAATAATTCGTTTGATGATTTTATTGCGTTATTACCAACTATGAATTTTTGTGCGGTTTCGTTATTGTTTGAATCTATACTTACACGAACTGCACCAGCTCCTGCTAAATATAATACGTTACCAGATGAATTACTTTGATGAAGAATTACATCATATGTATTATCTCTGTATAAACCAGCGTTTACATCGGATAAATAAAATGCTCCACCATTTCCACCAGAGTTTGCAATTACTTGGTTAAATACCACATTATCACTTGTACGAACATACTGATTCATATTGTAAGCGTAAATTTGGTCAACACTATTTAATAGTTGTCTCCAATCACTCCATGTTGATGCACCAGTTCCAATTCGTGTCCATAATCTATGATTTGCCGTATATGCAATTTGTATTGGAGCTCCTCCACTTAAATCGGTACTACCACCATAACTTCTCCAAAACATTTGTCCGTTGTACGAACCACCATCACTTAATCCGTTTGTACTATTTGTCTTAAAATCAAAATAAACTCCAGCATTTTTACTTGATGGTGTATCATTTGTATTACGAGTATCGTTTGAATCAACAGCTTCAGCTCTATCAGCAGTACCGGTTAAGTTTGAAGTTACGTTTGCAAAAGTTACTGAATCGGTTGTTCTAAGATTTTGATTCATTAGGTGAACTTCCGTAGCTCCTTGTCCGGTATCAACCGTAGAGAATGTAACCGCATCCGTAGTTCTTACGTTTTGGTTCATTAAGTGAACTTCAGTTACTCCTTGTCCCGTATCCACAGTTGCAAATGTAACAGCATCAGTTGTACGAACATTCTGATTCATCGCATATAATTCATTTGCACCTTGTCCAGTATCAACCGTAGAGAATGTTACCGCATCAGTTGTACGAACATTCTGATTCATTGAGTACAATTCGTTATTTCCCTGTCCCGTATTTACAGTTGCAAATGTTGGAGAATCCGTTGTACGAACATTTTGGTCCATTGCGTACAATTCATTTGCACCTTGTCCCGTATTTACAGTTGCGAATGTTGGAGAATCGACTGTTCTAACGTTTTGGTCCATTAAATAAAGTTCAGTAGCACCTAGTCCGGTATTAAGTGTACCACTAAGAACTACATTACCTGCTACATAAAGACCATCTTCTGCATACCATCTATCATTTGCTTCTTCCCAATAAAATGCTTTTGTTGCTGCATTACCTCTCTTAACTTCTATACCAGCATTTTCAGTTGGTGTAGTTGATGCTCCAATATCTGCGTTAAGTGTAATAAGATTATCACCTACGTTAAGAGTTGTTGTATTAATATATGTTGTAGTACCACTTACAGTAAGGTCACCACTAATTGTAGCGTTACCAGTTACCGTTAATGTAGTACCATCAAATTTTAAATTTGCTTCAACGGTTGCGTTTGGTGCAGTTCCGTTTAATGTGATTACACCATTATCAGTTGTACCGGTTAATGATAATAATCCAGAAGTACCTGATGAACCAGATGTTCCTGAAGTTCCTGATGTACCACTACTACCGGAAGTTCCTGAAGTACCAGATGTTCCTGATGTTCCTCTACTACCAGAAGTACCTGAAGTACCAGAAGTACCTGAAGTACCAGATGTACCAGATGAACCACTTACTCCGGATGTTCCCGAAGTTCCCGATGTTCCAGAAGTTCCACTACTACCAGAAGTACCTGAAGTACCAGATGTACCAGATGAACCACTTACTCCGGATGTTCCCGAAGTTCCCGATGTTCCGGAAGAACCACTTGCTCCAGAAGTTCCTGATGTTCCGGATGTTCCTGAAGTACCAGAAGTTCCCGAAGAACCACTCGCACCTGAAGTACCAGAAGTTCCTGATGTGCCACTAGTTCCTGAACTACCAGCCGAACCACTTATACCAGAAGTTCCTGATGTACCTGAAATTCCGCTTGTTCCTGAACTTCCATTTATACCAGATGTACCAGAGCTTCCATTTATACCAGATGTACCAGAACTTCCATTTATACCAGATGTACCAGAAGTACCAGAAGTTCCCGATGAACCTTGCACTCCACTTATTCCTGAAGTTCCGCTTGTTCCTGAAGTTCCCGATGTACCAGATGTACCAGATGTACCCGAAGTTCCGGATGTACCATTTGAGCCGGATGAACCTTGTGCACCACTTGTTCCAGATGTTCCTGAAGTACCGGAAGTTGCAGATGTACCAGAAGTTCCTGATGTACCAGAAGTTCCTGAAGTTCCGGATGAACCACTTCCTCCGCCGGCTCCACTTACACCAGAAGTACCAGATGTACCAGAAGTACCAGATGTACCATTAATACCTGATGTACCAGAAGTTCCCGATGAACCTCCACTACCCGCAGTACCAGTACCTCCACCAGCTCCTGTTAGACCACTAGTACCGGATGTGCCTGAAGTTCCACTGGTTCCCGAAGTTCCCGATGAACCTCCACTTCCACCGGTACCACTAATTCCTGAACTTCCTGCAGTTCCGGTTGAACCAGATGTTCCCGATGTACCAGAACTTCCTTGTGAACCAGATGTACCCGAAGTACCACTACTTCCATCTGAACCTGAAGTTCCACTTGTTCCGGAAGTTCCCGATGTACCAGAAGTTCCTTCCGAACCAGTACTTCCGGATGTTCCGGATGTACCAGATGTTCCCGAAGTTCCTCCTGAACCAGATGTCCCATCAGTTCCACTTGTTCCCGAAGTTCCAGAAGTTCCAGAAGTTCCTCCACTACCAGATGTTCCTGAAGTTCCTGAAGTTCCGGATGTGCCACTAGTTCCTGATGTACCAGATGTACCACTAGTTCCACTACTTCCTCCACTACCAGATGTTCCTGAAGTTCCTGAAGTACCCGATGTACCAGAAGTACCTGATGTACCAGAAGTTCCTTCCGAACCAGTTGTACCAGATGTTCCGGATGTTCCTGATGTACCAGAAGTTGCTGCTGCTGTTTTTATACCAATTTTACCTGTTGAAGAATTATAAACCAATACCTCATCAGTTGTTATATCCGATTTTAGTGAACCAATTCCAAATGATAATGAACCTGTGATGCCAACACTTCCAGTAAATTCTTGCTTATCGTTTTGTGCATCACCAAATTTATTACTTCCACTTGCGTAGATTATTGATGATGATATATAAATTACTTTTAATTCAGTTGCGTTTATTGTACCTGCTACTGTTAAATCAGTATTAACTACTAACCCTTTATTTGGAGAAATTATTGCGGTTGCCGAACCTGATTTTAATCTATCTAAATCACCAATTGCCGCTGCATTAATGTTAAACAAACCGCCGCCATCACCAATAAAAAATGAAGAAGTAATTGAACCACTAATTTTTACATTAGAATTTATTTGAATCGAATTTGTTGGTGACCCAATTAAAGATGTTTGTATTCCAGAAGCGGAAAAATTTGCACCCACATCTATTGAATGAGATGAAAAATTAGCTACACTACTTCCACTTACAAATAAAGAAATTTTATCTTTAGTTTGTTGATTTAAACCGTTTGGGTTACCACCTAAATATTCCATTAATTACAACTTTTATGTTATTTCCAATACCGAAACAATTACATCTGCTGAATTGGCTAACGATGATGTTACTGATAGAAAATCTCCACTTTCCAAAACTAACTTTTGCTCACCTCCAACCAATACATTAGTACTACCGGGTATAATTAAAGAATCTTTTACAACGTAAACACATTTATTAGCCGATGTATCTCTAACCATCACACTAACTGATATATTATTTGTGCTTACATTTGCTACACCAACCCCAATTACAGTTGTTGAAGTTGCTGCAGGTGTTTCATATATTTTCACACCTACTGTTCCAATTGAACCCGCTATACTATTTTTAAATGCGTTTGCCATTTCTTTTTATTTTTTATCCTAATGCTATTGCAAATGCAATAGATGAATCTAATACATCAACTCCGTCTACTAAATATCCACCATCCGTTAAATTCATTGAACCAGTCATTGTTATAGAACCACTTACTGCTAAACTATTACCTACAATAAGGTTAGTAAATGTTGCTTGTTGAACATCGATAGTTCCTTTAAAAGAACCGGTAAATGAACCACTTAAATTTGCGTAAGCAGATAATGCCTGTGTAATTGAACCCGAAAATATTGGACTATGTATAATCATCTATATCTATATGCTTTTTGTTATAGGTATAAATATAAATATTTTCCTTTTAAGGTTTAGTAGGCCATACTATATTAAATGGACTAGTTTGTGAAGTAATATTTCGCAATGATTGTCTATATTCTGTCCACTCTGTTTTTGTTTCAGTTGGGATATCGGATAACTGAGTCCAATCACAATCAGATAATAACTGATTTCTAATTTCTCTTATTTCAAACCATTTATTTTCAATTCTCTCATTTTGTTCGGAAATTGATGCATCAGTTTGTACCCAATTTTGATAATAAGCACTATCCACTAGTGTTGGTGTCCCTTCGGTAATATTTTTTGTGTAATCATTTGGTTTTGGAGTTTGCACAACTTCGTATAAATCAAATTGCGTCATAGTTTCTTCTCCAATTTCATTTGGAAATGTAATATTTCTGTGTGCAGCTTTTAAATCCTTAATTGTATAAGGATAACTGATTTCATTATTTATAATTCGTAAATACATATTAAGTAAATGTTGGTGGTATTGATGCGAAGTTTGTTAAACCGGTGCAGTTTCTAAATGCATCAGTTCCAGCAGGTGTTGGTACTCTATTCCATAATTCAGGAGCAGTACCTACTAAAGCATTTGAAGTCGAACTCATATTATAAACTTGTGAGAATGTTGTTACCGCTGTATTAAATGTAAATTGTAATACATTTGTTAATGCTCTACAATTTCTAAATGTACCAGAGAAACTTGTTACATTGATATTTAGGTCAAATATAGTTGATGGTACGGAAGTTAAACTCGCACAAGCAAAGAAACAAGATGCAAAAGATGATACATTTACTGCAATATCAAATAATCCAGTTGGTACAGTTGTTATCGTATTAATTGTTGCAAATGCACTGGCAAATGATGTTACATTAGGTGAAAAATCAAATATATCTGCCGGTATGGATGTTATAGATGTACCATTCATAAAATTTGAAAAACTTAATATTTCATTTAATCCATCATACCCACCAACTGCACTTAATGATGCACTACTTGGTATAGAGGTTATATTTATACACCCATAAAAATTCAATGTCCTCAATCCTACTGTACCAAATTGTATAATACTTGTTATTAAACTTCTTATTCCTACATTATTATTAACTTGAAATCCTGGCATAAATCCACTAATAGTAACTGTATAAGTTCCAGCTGAAACATATGTATGTATTCTATCTACTGAAGATGATGATGTTATCAAAGGCGATGCACTACTATCTCCCCAATTTATAGTCAATTGTGGTGTAAGTCCACCATAATCGGTAATTGGACATGTAAATACAGTATTACCCGATGTGGTTGTAATTTGAAACACAAACGGAAATGCTTGTGTTGAATCTGATTCTGCTAGTCTTCTTGCTATTCCCATAATATTAACTTAAATTTTTAGCTATTGTAAACCCATACCAACTCGTTCCACCGTCAAATGTATAAAATACTAATACATCTTCACCAGATGATGTCAATACGGGCTGAATACCACCTGCCCAATTAACCGTTGCCGGCCATGTAATTACAAATGCCCCAGCGTTTACAGTTAGTAATGTAAATCCAAATGCTTTACCAACAGGTACGTTGATAAATGTTACTGTAGCTGTTCCATTAAATTGTCTTCTAAAATTATTTGCAGTTGAACAATCTATTGGAGTACTAGCACCAGTTCCTAAATTATTATAAATTTCTCTATACGCAGTTGCTTCTAAATATGTACTAGCATCCAATCCACCGGTCAATGTAATATCACCTGTTTGGGTTGTATTACCAACTATTGTTAACGTAGAACCATCATATGTTAAATTACTTTCAATATTAGCTTGAACAGGAGAATCCTGATATGTAAGTAATCCATTATTTGTTGAACCATTCAATGCAAATCCATTTGTACCAGATGTTCCGGATGTTACACCAGTTGCCGATGTACCACCACTTCCAGAAGTTCCGGATGTACCACTTACACCAGATGTACCAGATGAAAAGCCCGGAGCGTTTGTACCGGATGTACCACTTGTTCCAGTTTGTCCAGATGTTCCAGAAGTTCCTGATGAGAATCCCGGTGCGTTTGTTCCAGAAGTTCCAGCACTTCCATCAGTACCACTTATTCCTGAAGTACCAGATGTGCCAGAACTAAATCCTGGTGCGTTAGTACCGGATGTACCACTTGTTCCACCAGAGCCACCACTACCTTCTGAACCATTAATTCCACTTGTTCCACTACTTCCAAACATTGTACCATTTACTCCAGATGTACCAGAAACTCCAGAAGTTCCTGAAGTTCCATTACTTGCAGAAGAACCAGATGTTCCATCACTTCCCGAAGTACCGGATGTACCACTACTTCCAAAGAATGTTCCATTTACTCCAGATGAACCAGAAATTCCTGAAGTTCCTGAACTTCCACTAGTTCCTGATATACCAGATGTACCACTTGTACCATCACTACCGGATGTACCAGAACTTCCGAAGAATGTACCATTTACTCCAGATGTACCAGAAATTCCTGATGTACCCGATGTACCAGATGTACCCGAAGTTCCTGAAGTTCCTGATGTACCAGAAGTTCCACTGCTGCCAAATAAAGTTCCATCTAATCCAGATGTACCAGAAATCCCTGAAGTACCCGATGTACCTGATGTACCCGAAGTTCCACTAGTACCATCTGAACCAGATATACCTGATGTACCACTACTTCCAAAGAATGTTCCATCTAAACCAGATGTACCAGATATTCCTGAAGTTCCACTTGTACCAGATGTACCCGAAGTACCATCACTACCAGAAGTTCCCGAAGTTCCACTACTTCCAAATAAAGTTCCATCCAATCCAGATGTTCCGGAAATTCCTGAAGTTCCAGATGTTCCAGAAGTACCATCACTACCAGAAGTTCCTGATGTACCACTTTCACCACTCGTACCACTACTTCCAAAGAACGTACCATTAACACCAGATGTACCACTTGTTCCATCAGTTCCTGATATTCCAGATGTACCAGATACACCACTCGTGCCATCTGAACCAGATGTGCCAGAAGTACCACTGCTTCCAAAGAATGTTCCATTCAGTCCTGATGTACCAGATGTTCCATCCGTTCCGGATACACCAGATGTTCCTGAAGTTCCATTTATACCAGAAGTGCCTGATGTTCCGTCTATACCCGAAGTTCCACTACTTCCAAAGAAAGTTCCATTTACTCCGGATGTACCATCACTACCAGAGGTGCCACTTGTTCCCGAAGTTCCACTACTACCAGAAGTTCCGGATGAACCATCTATACCAGAAGTTCCACTACTTCCAAAGAAAGTTCCATTTACTCCGGATGTTCCCGAAGTTCCCGAAGTTCCAGAAGTTCCAGATGTTCCAGAAGTACCATCACTACCGGATGTTCCCGATGTACCCGAAGTTCCATCTATACCAGAAGTGCCTGATGTTCCAGAAGTTCCGTTAGTACCACTTGAACCAGACGTTCCCGATGTACCATCACTTCCCGAAGTTCCAGAAGTTCCGCTTGTACCATTAATTCCAGATGTTCCACTCGTGCCACTTGTACCTTCACTACCATTAGTACCACTCGTGCCCGATGTACCAGAAGTTCCATCACTACCGGAAGTTCCTGATGTACCATTTATACCAGAAGTTCCAGAAGTACCGGATGTACCATCAGTTCCAATTCCGCTTGTACCAGAAGTTCCTGATGTGCCGCTTGTGCCATCACTACCACTCGTACCGCTTGTACCAGAAGTTCCCGATGTTCCACTTGTACCCTCACTGCCATTGGTGCCAGATGTACCAGATGTTCCGGATGTACCATCAGAACCAGATGTTCCAGAAGTTGCTGATGTTCCCGAAGTTCCAGAAGTTCCCGATGTACCGGATGTGCCTGAAGTTCCAGAAGTTCCTGAAGTACCCGAAGTACCATCTATTCCACTCGTTCCAGAACTACCAGAAGTTCCGCTTGTTCCTGAAGTACCCGAAGTTCCAGAAGTTCCTGAAGAACCTTCACTTCCCGAAGTACCCGAAGTTCCAGATGTTCCAGAAGTACCCGAAGTACCATCAGAACCAGTACTTCCGGATGTTCCTGAAGTTCCAGATGTTCCAGAAGTTCCTGATGTACCTGATGTTCCACTTATACCATCACTACCAGAAGTTCCAGAAGTTCCTGATGTACCATCTATGCCAGATGTACCGGACGTTCCTGATGTACCAGATGTACCAGCTGTGCCAGAAGTTCCTGATGAACCAGTTCCACCACTCGTACCGGATGTTCCCGAAGTTCCACTAGTTCCTGAAGACCCACCGGTACCCGTACTACCAGAAGTTCCACTACTTCCTGCAGTACCACCACTACCCGCAGTACCAGAAGTTCCACTTGTTCCACTTGTTCCGGAAGTTCCTGAAGAACCACCACTACCAGAAGTTCCTGAAGAACCACCACTACCAGAAGTTCCAGATGTTCCTGAAGTTCCCCCACTACCAGATGTTCCGGATGTTCCGGATGTTCCAGAAGTTCCAGAAGTTCCAGAAGTTCCAGATGTACCACCACTTCCCGATGTTCCGGATGTTCCGGATGTTCCGGATGTTCCGGATGTTCCAGAAGTTCCTCTTGTACCAGATGTTCCCGAAGTTCCCGAAGTTCCCGAAGTTCCCGAAGTTCCTGAAGTTCCTGATGTACCCGAAGTTCCCGAAGTTCCTTCACTACCGGTTGTACCAGAAGTACCACTTGTACCAGATGTTCCTGATGTACCAGATGTTCCCGATGTACCAGATGTTCCGGAAGTTCCCGAAGTACCAGAAGTTCCATCTACACCACTTGTTCCCGAAGTTCCGGAAGTGCCTGAAGTACCCGATGTACCATCCACGCCACTGGTTCCGGAAGTTCCGGAAGTGCCTGATGTGCCTGATGTGCCCGAAGTTCCTTCAGAGCCATTTGTACCCGATTCACCAGATGTACCGGATGAACCTTGTACACCTGCTATATTTCTTCTTTCTAATCTTTTATTTGCAGAATTCCAAACAACTACGTCTTCAGCTGAGCCCGATATTAAATTTCCTAAAAATACACTACCAGTAACACCCAAACTACCACTAATTGTAAGTGATGCATTAATTGTACTATTTGTATTAATTTGTAAGAATGATGCCGTATCAGTATTACCAGATGCTAATGCAAACATCGCATATGATGCGGTGAATGCTAACGATGCAGTGCCAACTAACATTGAAGAAGTTTGTGAACTAAGTAAATCACCAGTACCACCACCACTTCCACCGCCACCTAATATCCTTACCAATACACCATCTGAACCCGATGCTATTACATCAACACCAGAACCAGTAAAATGAATTTTTCCTACTTGTGCTTTTACTAATGAACTAGTTTGGTATATAAATAATTCAGTACCACCACCTTGTCCTGCATTTAATGCGTATGAAGCTGTTAATGCATAAGATGCACTCACTGCACTAAATACACGCATTGAAGAAGTTTGGTCATTTCTCACATAAGCATTTGCATTCGCCAAAGATGCAGATAACGATACCAATGATGCTGAATCAAATCCAGTCACCGCATCTGCTAATAAAGCTTTTCTAGCAAATGATGCTGATAAAACCTCACCAAAAACTCTATCTCCACCAATTGTACCACTTATCAAAGAACCACCACTACCAATTACAACGTGTCCGGAAGTTAATCCAGCAAATTTAACTTGTATTGTATTATTATCAATTGATTTAATAGTACCAGCCATAATCTGGTCTTCCGAACCAGTAGCGTATACCTGAACTATTGGATAACGAATATCTAAATTATGTACAATTGTTAAATCACTTACATTATTAAATGATACAGTTTCAGTTAATGATGTTTCCGGTTGAGGTATGAAGTATCCTTGCGTTGGATTGAATCTTAAAATATCATATTCTGCACTAGCAGTAGCTCCAGCTCCTTGAAAATTATATGTACCTAAGAATGAACCGCTAAATAATTGAGATTTAATAACACCACTTGCCGTAATATTATTTACTAATATTTTATTCGATACATCCAAATCACCTTGTATAGATGCTGATGTATTTACAACTAATCCTAAATTTGGAGAAATTTGTGCAGTTACAGAACCAGATTGTAATAGAGAAGTTTCAAATGCTAAATTAGCAATATTAATATTTCTTAATCCACTACCATCTCCAATAAATGAAGAACCGGATGCTGCTATTACATTTCCACCACTAACAAATATAGAACCACTCACAGTTAATGAACCAGAGAATATTCTTACAGATGTATTTATTTCTAATCCTTTGTTTGGTGATATTACACCTTCAACAGAACCAGATATGATTCTATCTAACTTAAGGTCTTGTAATGCGTTTGCAGGAATGTTAAATAAACCACCACCATCGCCTATATAAAGTGCTGCTGTTATTGGTACGTTTACATCTAATTTATTTGGGTCTATAATTGCTCTACCAGAACCAGATTGAATTCTATCTAATTGTAAATCTTCTAATGCCGATGCTGGGATGTTGAATAAACCACCACCATCTCCATCAAAACGAGATGCGGACATTGAACCACTAATATTAACCGAACCGGTAAATATAGCACCATAATATGAGCCAGAGTTAGAACCTACACTAGAGAAATTTCCCTTTGTTGTTACAATAAATTGTATTCCACTTTGTACAGATGCAGTTGCCGAACCACTTGCTATCAATGGTGCTGCTGATGCCTGTACATTGGTTAATTGAGAACCATCTCCACTAAATGAAAATGCTCTAATACTACCACTCACATCGATTGAACCCGTAAATCTAGAACCAATAGCCGAACCAGTTGCTCCGGTTGTTACTACAAATGAATCACCACTTTGAACTGATGCAGTTGCAGAACCACTACCAATAAATGGAGCTGCCGCGGCTTGTACATTTGTTATAAAACTACCATCGCCTAATATAAATTGGGCTTTGATACTACCACTTATATCAACCGAGCCGGTAAATTGAGAACCAAATTGTACATCCTGTCCACTTCCGGTTGCTCCGGTTGTTACTACGAATCTATCTCCACTGGCTACCGATGCAGTTGCAGAACCACTTGCTATTAAAGGTGATGCTGCAGCTTGCACGTTTGTTATTTGTGAACCATCTCCTATGAATGCAAATGCTCTTACCGAACCACTCACGTCAATTGAACCAGTAAATTGAGAACCTATTTGAGAACCAGTAGACGTTGTTTGTACTCTAAATCCGAAATCTGGACTTACAGAAGCAGTTATCGAACCGGATTTAATTTCCGTACTAACAAGTGCATCTTCTGTTAACGCAGAACGAGGAATATTTCTTAGGAATGTACCCTCACCATAATATACTGAGGATGATGCTAAAAATAATCCACCACTTATTTCATTTATAAATAAACTTCCACTTATATCAACCGAGCCCGTTAAACGTGACCCGATTTGAGTATCATATATAAAATTTGGGTTACCATTTACTACGTTAATAGTACCAGCCATCGATGAGTGCAATTGGCAGTTATAATATAATGTATTTGGTGCACTACCAGAAACTAAGAATCTTATTTGGCCATTATCTTCACCATTATTAGTTACCCAAGAATAATATCCACTATTAGTACCAATTGCACTTGCCGAATTAATCCAAAATGGATGACCGGTTGCATTTACATTAAAAACATATTCATAATTTCTATGCAATGTAAGTGTAGGATTTGAACCACTTAGTAACCCGTTACTTATATTATAATTACCACTTCCATCATTAGTTACAGTGAATACGTTATCAAATGATAAAGAAGATGTAAATGGAGTTGTTACTTTAAATCCAAAATCTGGACTAACCGAAGCAGTTACACTACCACTTTTAATTTCAGAAGATACCAATGCATCTTCGGTTAATGCTGCTCTAGGAATTTCTCTTAAGAAAGTTCCTAATGAATAAATAAATGAAGATGAATCTATTCTAATACTTCCACTAAAATCAGAACCACTTTCAAATGATGCTACTCTAAATCCAAAAGCGGGTGATACAGATGCAGTTACACTACCACTAGCAATTCTAACAGTATCACCAGATATTGCAGATTGTGGAATATCAAATAATCCTTTACCACTACCACTAAACATTGATGCAGTAACATTACCAATTACTTTTGTTTCACCAATTAATTTTATTTCAGCTGGAACGTATAATGCATCTACTACGTTAATAGTACCCGCCATTGATGAGTGTAATTGGCAATTATAATATAGGGTATCGGGTGCACTACCAGAAACTAAAAACGTTATATCTCCAACATCATCACCATTATTCATTACCCAACTACCATAGTTATTTTCTGTACCTGTACTATTTACAGTCTTAATCCAAAATGGATGTCCACTTGCATTTACACTAAATGTATAGTTTACATTTCTAACTAAAGTTAAAGTTGGATTTGAACCACTTACTAATCTATTACTAATATTATAAAGACCACTACCCTCATTTGTTACAATAAATGTAGTATCTATTTCATAATTAGGTATTGGTCTTGCCGATGATGATACAATAAAACTACCACTAATTGTAGAGAATGTATTTACTGTAAGTCCAAAATCAGGAGAAATAGATGCGGTTACCGAACCACTTGCAATTCTATTAATTTTAAATGATAATGCAGATTCAGGAATATCAGATAATCCAGCACCACTACCACTAAAGAATGAACCAGTTTCAACTCTTATGTATCCACCACTTACAAATAAACTTCCGCTAAATTGAGAACCACTTGCTATTGATGTTACTTTAAATCCTTCATTGGGTGATACAGATGCGGTTACCGAACCTGATTTGATTTCAGTAGATATTAAAGCCTCTTCTGTCAATGCATTACGAGGAATGTTTCTTAAAAACGTACCTTCTGAATATATGAAAGATGATGAATCAATTCTAATACTTCCACTAAAATCAGAACCACTTTCGAATGATTCTACTCTAAAACCAAATACAGGAGATACGGATGCAGTTACACTACCGCTTGATATTCTAAATACTTCCGATGATAATGCAGATTGTGGAATATCAAATAAACCTCTACCACTGCCACTAAATACAGATGCAGATATTGAACCAGAAAAATTAGATACGTCTGCAAATACTTGAAATCCTTTATTTGGGGAAATTGATGCAGTTACACTACCACTAAATATTTTTGAGGTATCTAAATTAGAAAGTGCTGATATTGGTATATTAAATAATTTATCACCACTTCCACTAAATGAACCAGAATATAATTCTATACTACCACTTACAAATATAGAACCAGTAAATTGTGAACCACTTTGTGACGATTCTACTCTAAATCCAAATTCAGGAGATACGGATGCAGTTACACTGCCAGATGCAATTTTATTTGGAGAAAATGAAAGGGCGGATTCCGGAATATCAAATAAGTTAGCACCACTGCCAGAATAAACTGAACCTGATGTGATTGAGATATTTCCACTTACAAATAAATTTCCAACAAAAGTAGAACCAGCCGTAACAGATGTTACTACAAACCCCTCAACAGGAGAAACCGATGCAGTTACGGATCCAGATACTATTTTTGTTGCTACTTGCGGAGATACTATTATTCCCGTTAATCTACTACCATCTCCTTGAAACGAACCACTAATATCAGAACCACTTACTTCGTTAGTAAAAACTTGAAATACTCTAAGACTTCCACTTATATCAACACTACCAGTAAATTGAGACCCACTTAAAGGTGATTCTACTTTAAATCCAAATGTAGGTGATACCGATGCTGTTATACTACCACTTGCTATTCTAGATGGTGAAAATGATAATGCCGATTCTGGAATATCAAATAACCCAGCTCCACTACCAGTAAACATTGATGCAGTTATTGTTGATTTAAATATTGCCGGTTGGCTTACGTTTAAACTACCACTTACAATTACATCTCCAATAATTAGAACTTCTGGTCTCCTTTGTAAAAAGGCATCTACTACATTAATTACACCAGCCATTGCGATGTGATATTGGCAATTGTAATATAGTATTGATGGTGCATCATATGGTACAACAAACTCTATTGTTCCAAGATCTTCACCATTGTTTGTTACTCCGGTGTCATATGTATTTCCAGTACCATTTGAGCTTATTGTTTTTATGTAAAATGGATGTCCAGATGCGTTTATATTAAATGTATAGGTTACTCCTCTTACTAATGTTATTGTTGGGTTTTGGTTTATAGTATTACCATTAAAACGATAAGCCGCAGTATCATCATTTGTTACATTAAATACTTTATCCAAAGATTCCGATGGATAATACGCAGCTGATGCGGATATTATCATACTTCCACTAAATGTAGAAAATGTGTTAACTATAAATCCCCTATCAGGCGAAATTGATGCCGTTGCCGAACCACTACTAATTTTAGTAAGGTCCAAATCTCTAAGGGCTGATACTGGTATATCAAATAATCTATCTCCACTACCAGAATAAGATGAACCAGATGCAATTTCAATACCTCTAGCTCCACTTACAAAAAGTGAACCTGTGAATTGAGAACCACTATCAATTGAAACTACTCTAAATCCAAAATCAGGTGATACAGATGCGGTTACACTACCACTTGATATTACAGTACTCAGTAAAGCATCGGGAGTTAATGCAGAACGAGGAATATCAGATAATCCTTTACCGCTACCACTAAAAAATGAACCGGTTGCAACTCTTATATTACCACCACTCACAAATAATGAGCCTGTAAATTGTGAACCACTTGCTAATGAGATTACTTTAAATCCTTCATTTGGACTAACCGATGCAGTTACACTTCCAGTTGCTATCAATGTTGCTACTAAAGCATCAGGAGTTAATGCGGAACGAGGAATATCAAATAAACCTCTACCACTTCCACTAAACATAGATGCGGATACTCCAAACTGAAATGTTGAAAATGTATTTACAACAAATCCAGTATTTGGTGCGATTGATGCCGTTGCAGAACCACTAGCTATTCTAGTAGCTACTAGTGAATCAATATTAAGTGCCGATAATGGAATATTAAATAATCCCTCACCACTACCACTAAAGAATCCACTTCCAGATGGTATTACAACATTTCCACTTACAAAAAGTGAACCAGTAAATTTAGAACCACTAGCTATTGATGTTACTACAAATCCAGTATTTGGTGCTACTGATGCTGTTACACTACCACTTGCTAATCTAGTAGCTTGTGGTAAATTAAATAAATCTCTTGCATCTCCAAAAAATGAACCAGTAAATGAACCAGTAAATGAAGAACCGGTAATATTGTTACCAATTAATTCACTTTGTATTCTTACAGATCCTGTAAATTGTTGTATGTTTTGGTCTACATTACCAAATATATTTGAACCAGATGAAAATACTATTGATGATGAAACTATATTTACAATAATTTGGTCAGCAAAAATAGATTCATCAACTATTAAATTACCTTGAATTCTAGTATTTGTATTAACAAACAAATCACCTTCTTTAAAAGATGCAGTTGCCGAACCACTAGCTATAAATGTTGCTGCTGGTAAATTAAATAAATCTCTACCGTCTCCAAAGTAAGAGCCGGTAAAAGAACCGGTAAAAGAACCAGTAAATGTACCAGTCGCTCTATCTAAATCTAAACTTCTTACAAATCCTCTATTACCCTGGTCATCCGATACTAATATCGCCGGAGAACCAGAAAGTGAAGCAGAGAAATTTGGAACACCGAAATTCGGTTCAACTTGAGATAAATCAATGAACTGATATCTGTCTGCCGTTACATTTTTGGGTGAAATTACCCTTACCCTACCCGTTAATAGATTACTAATTGCCATGCGTTACTTTCCAGCTTTTTTATAAATATCAAAAATCAACTATAAATATTAATAGAAGATATATATCGTTATTCGTTTGCACTTTCTAACAAAGAAAGAACTACAGTTAATTGAGATGAGCCGGATACTATGAAACCATACGTTTCTTCTAATACCAATTTACCCGAAACTACCGGTGAAAGTGAATCGGCTGCTGGTATTGTTACGTTAGTTACCAATCTCACAGCTTCTTGTTCTACAAAAACAGGAGCTTCGATTGTTTTTTTAATTACATCTACTAAAGAATTTACAACATATATAGATGCAGAAAGTCCAGTATTAGTTCCATTATTGAACGATGACAATACAGATTGAGTAACTCCACCTTGAAATAATAATGGTGAAAGTGCAGAACCAGTTACAGATTCGTTTTTTATAATTTGATTTGATAATACTTTTAAATAATCCAAAGCAAATATAGATGCAGAATATTCAGTAGTATCAATAAGAGATACTCCATTTTTATCAAAATATGCTTTTGCTGCTTTGTTTGTTCGGATTGTTGTATTATTAACAATATCATACTTTATTGCGTCCACATCATCTAAAGTATTTTGTTCAAAGTAAGATGATATAAAAGTAAATGGAGTTTCCGATAAACTATTTTGATTGGATGTGTATGCTGCTATTTCTTTTCTTAAAAATTGTCTATTTGCATTTAATAATAAAGATGCACTAGCAAAACTACCACTAAAATTTAGTAAACTTACAGAAGCACTAACAAAAGCACTTCCACTATATATGTCACCAAATTCAGGTATAGGTATTTCTTTGTTAGATGTTACAAATATAGTAACAGGTTGTGTTATCAAACTATTATTTGTAATTTGACAAGACAATACAATCGATGATACACCCGCTGGTGTTGTATATATTTCATCAGGTTCACCAGTCAATCCTGTTACTACTGACTGAAACCGATTTAAGGGTACAAAAACTTCTGCCATTTCTTTTTATTTTTATTTTCTTTTTTTATATTTGTAGTGCTAATGAGAACGGAGTTACTAATGAGAATAGAGATTTACTAAATGTTCTACCCACCAAAGTACCAGTTGCCTGATTAATACTTAAACCCGTACCAATTCTAAAGTCACCATCCTGATTACCAGATGTGAAGAAGATTCTACCTCCACCCAATTCAGTAATTTCAAATGCCGGGTCTGCTACACCACTACCTCCCTGATTTGGAGGAAGTGCTTTAAATGTCACACCACTACCATTATAAGAGTAGTCAATACCAGTTGCCACAATTAGAGAACCAAATACTTCTAATGGTGCTCCAGCTGCTATAAACTCTGCTCTAGTTCTTAGATAACGATTTGTTTCCAATGTTTCTAATAACTGGTCTCTAGTCACAACAACCGCACTTCCGTACTGACCATCGTAATATGAAGATGCTGCTTCAATACCCCTTTCATTTCCACCATATAATAAATCAGTCACGCATGCATCTACAATAAATCCAGTATCACGTGAACAACTTGCTTCATTATATATTAAATATGGAAAAGCTCCATTTGTGTATCCAATTGCTCTTTGTTTTAATTCGTCTTTACCGCCTTTTAATCTTTCAGCTGCTTGTCTTCTCTTAGTAGAAGGTGCTAAATAAGTTAATAAAGTATTTGCTACTATTTTTTCAGATATTCCTCTTGCGAAGTTTATACCATCTATCGTTTGTTTCTTTTGTCCATTATTATCACTATAACTATCCACAATTGCTACTGATGGGAATTTATAGTAGTATGAACCTGCTTCAATACTTCTTTCATTACCACCATAAACCAAATCAGTTCTAATTGCATCTATGATAAATCCTAAATCTCTACTACAACTTGCTTCATTATATTTCAAATTACTCCAAGATGAAGATAAGAATGCTATGGTTTCTTTTTGTATTAATTGTTTGTTATCTGTCAATAATTTTGCTGTTGTTATTAGAGATGCCGATGGTTCTAAATAAGTTGGATTGATTACTACTTTTTTAGATAACTTTCCAGCATATCTGATACCAGTCAGAGTTGGGTCTAATTGATTTAGAGTTGATGGTACACCTTTATTGATTGCGTTAGAAGGATATAAGTAATAATACTGTCCAGCTATCACACTTCTTTCTTGTCCACCATATAATACATCCGTTGCTGCTGCATCTATTAGGTAACCAACATCTCTCTTACAAGTTGTTTCGTTATAATATACACCACTCCAAGAAGAAGATACATAAGCGATAGTTTCAGCTGCCACAAATGCTTTATTCTTTCTTAATAAATCAAACGATGCTGATGCCTCTACTGATGCGGTTACGAATAGTATGTTTTGTGCAATCTTTTGTGATATTCTACCTGCGTAGTTTATACCATCAATTGTTTGTCCTAATTGCCCAACACCATCACCATCACCTTCAACGATTGCTAAAGATGGATATTCGTAATAGAATTTACCATTCAATACAGTTCTCTCATTACCACCATATAATAAATCGGTAGTAACACCATCTAATATATAACCAGTATCTCTCTTACACTTATCTTTATCATACTCAAATGTACTCCAACTAGCAGTTAAGTAAGCCAGGGTTTCATTTTGTATAAACTCTCTATTCTTTCTTAATAAACTAACCGATGCCGATACTATTTGAGATGCTGTCACAAATGTTAATGATGCCGCAACATTTTTAGAAAGTTGTCCTGCGTAATTAACACCTGTCAATGTTGGTTGTAATTGTGCACCTTGCGCTTGTGATGGATATAAGTAATAGAACACTCCAGCATTTGTACTTCTTTCGTTTCCACCATATAATAAATCCGTAGAAACTGCATCTATAATATGACCAACATCTCTTTTACAAGTTGATTCGATATAAGATGCCGTACTCCAAGAAGAAGATAAGTAAGCAATAGTTTCATTTTGTATAAACTCTCTATTCTTTCGTATCAATGCGTATGATGCTGATACAATTGCTGATGCAGTTACATAAGTTACATTTTGAATTACTTTTTGTGCTAACTTACTTGCGTAGTTTATTCCATCAAGCGTTTGGTTCAATTGTGCTCCTTGCGCCTGTGATGGATATTGATAATAGAATATACCATTAAATAATGATGCTGAATTTGAGTTAAATAC